AAATAGTACAACAACTATAGGTACTAACGTAAGTAAGACAGTTATAGGAACAACAATTAATTTAACTGCAACCACGGTTAATACTTTATTTGGCTCTAATACATCTTTATTTACTACCTTAGTCGTAGTAGGTCGTGATTCTGGCGCTAGAATTAGTATTCCTGTAACAATCGTAAAGGTAACCTCATAATATATTAAAATATGTCATTTACAAGATTAGATCCTACAGATTTTGTGGTATCTGCCGACTCAGTAACGGCACCAGCATGGAGTAATAATGTAACTACTCTTACTAGTTTTTTTACAGCTTCTGCATCAACTACGGGTAGTTATTACGTTGATGTATATGATGGAAATATAAGTTCTCCATCTGCATCAGTTCAATTCTCAGTAGCTTATGGACATTATGCTGGATCTGGATCTTTAGCTCTAAATAGTTTAGTGCTAGGAAAAAGCCCAACTAGAATTACATTTGGCCAATTTAGAAATTTAATTTATGGAGATGCAGAAAGTGCTGTAAATTTTGGTACGGGAAATGTTGATTCAGATGATTTAATAGCTATTCAAATAGATAGAAATAGATATAAAGAGAGTTTATTCCCAGGTACTTTTAATTTAACTTTACTTAATGGTGCCAACGGTCCTATTAAATTAACTGATAACTCAAATGATGTAAGTACTATAACATATTTAGACGGTGGAAGAGTTTATAATATAGTATCTGGTTCTAATGGAACGGCTAAAAATAGTCCAACTTTATCTGGAGCAACTCAAGGAAATACTGTGTCAGGAAGTTATGGTTTATTTTTACCTGACATTGGATTAATTCTTTTAAACCCTAGAGCTTTATCTTTGGGCACTGCTGCTGGTGGAATTGTTACTTCATTCAATACAACAGCAAATACAGTAGCTGCATCTAGTGCAAATAATAATTTAATCTATGCTATAATTAATTCTGGTTCTAATTTTCAACTTAATTCTCAAGAAACAATCTCTTCTGATTATGTATTTGTAAGATTTAAAAATGCTGACTATAACTATACTACTAATCCTTCATTTATAACGGGTTCTGGTGAATTAATATATTCTAATTTCATTAATAGTCCTCAAACATATCCTACAACTGTTGGATTGTATAACGATAACAATGAATTATTAGCAGTAGCTAAAATGTCTAAACCTCTTACAAAAGACTTTACTAAAGAGGCTCTTATTAGAGTTAAATTAGATTGGTAGTAAAATACTACAATAGTTTATAAATGGGAATGTCAAAAAATACTCTTGATAGATCAGATATTTCTACTTTTCCTATAAAGTTAAAATATTCTTCATCTTATGCAAGTTCATCTGCTGTAAGTTATGGAATAACTTTAAATAGAGGAATTAATGGATCTTTTAATTCTGACGGAGAAGATTTTCTAGTATATAAATTAGCTAAACAACTATATTATAATTCTTATTTAACTGGATCTTTAAATAATACTGCAAGTGCTTGGAATGACAATTTACAATCCACGGCAGCATCAGGTACTTTTGATAATGATTATAGATATTTTCCAACTACATCGGGTGATGAAATAACAGTATTAGCAATACCTAGGACTGTTTTTGGTGAAAATATAAGTAGAAAAAGTTTTGTATTATCAGGAACTACTTATAATTTAATTGATGACGGTAATGGAAATGTTATAGATGTAAATAATAATAACGTACATGTAGGAAATATATTATATGCTCAAGGAATAGTTATTATTACAAATTTAGATTATGAGTATGCTCTAATACAAACAACGACAACGACAACTACTACTAGTACTACATCAACTACTACTACTGCGGCACCTACAACCACTACTACTAGTACAACAACTAGTACAACTACGGCTGCGCCGACTACTACTACTAGTACAACAACTAGTACAACTACGGCTGCGCCGACTACTACTACTAGTACAACAACTAGTACAACTACGGCAGAGCCGACTACTACTACTAGTACAACAACTAGTACAACTACGGCAGAGCCGACTACTACTACTAGTACAACAACTAGTACAACAACAGAAACTCCAACAACTACCACAACTACTAGTACAACCACTAGTACAACAACTGTTGCATCTACAAACCATTTTAGAAGTGTAACTCCTCAAAGTAGTGCTGCTAACGCTTGTCTACAAAGTACACCGAATGATATCTATACTTCTGTAGCAACATCTACTATGGCAAACAGTATTGTATTCTATTCAGATGCTAATTTAAACACTGTTTTTAATGGTGCAAGCCAATGGTTCAAAATATTATGGAAAGGATCTGTAGGATTTGATGATATTTATGCAGTACAAATTAATTCGTCAGGTGTAGTGTTAAATTGGGAATACTGCCCAACAACTACCACAACAACTAGTACAACAACAGGAGTTCCTACAACCACTACAACTAGTACAACGACTAGTACAACAACAGAAGTTCCTACAACCACTACAACTAGTACAACGACTAGTACAACTACAGCAGCTTGTTATGAATATGTAGCAACGGCAGGCCAAACAGATATAGATAATTCAGATAATGGAACTGTTTATTTTAACTATACAGATTGTGATGGAAATCCTCAAACTCTTAGCAGAGGAACAACTACTCCAAGCAATCCAGTTTGTGCTATAAATGTAGGAAGTGTTTATATATTAATAGGAGGAAATCAATCCGCAGCTGGAAGCAGTTCATGGAGTACACCTGGAACACAGTGTAATGGAGCTCCAACGACCACAACTACTAGCACTACAACAGAAGCTCCGACAACAACTACTACTAGCACGACTACTAGTACTACAACTGTAGTACCTACTACAACAACGACTAGTACAACTACATCAACAACAACAGAAACTCCAACAACAACTACTACTAGTACAACAACTAGTACTACAACTGCAGAACCAACTACAACTACAACGACAACTAGTACAACTACATCAACAACTACAGCAGAGCCTACTACAACCACAACAAGTACAACTACAACAACTACAACTATAGCTTGTTATGAATATATAGCTACAGCAGATCAAACAGATATAGATAATTCTGATAACGGAACTGTTTATTTTGAGTATGTTGATTGTGATGGAGTAACCCAAACACTAACTAGAGGAACAACAACTCCAAGTGATCCGGTATGTGCAAGAAGCGTAGGATCAGTTTATATATTAATAGGAGGAAATGCATCAGCTGCAGGTGGTAGTTCTTGGAGCGTACCTGGTACACAATGTAATCCTGGTGGCGGTGGTGGAGGTGGAGCGTAACAACTTTCACAATATTTATTAATATAAATTAAAAATTGTTATGAAAAATTTACGTTATATTTGTGCTCAACCTAGATTGGTTTATTATGCTTGGCAAGTAGAAGTTATGATTAATAATTTCATTAAGAATGGAATTAATCCTAATAATATAGATATTCTTGTAGCTTGGAATCCTAATGATGATACAAGTAAGCCAGAGACTATTGAGATGTGGAATAAACTTACAGCTCATTATAATACTGTCAGATTCTTTTTTTATGAAGATACTAGGAAAAAGCCTATACACTACATTTCATCCATTAGGCCAAACATACTGAAGCAACACTTTAAAGCTCACCCTGAATTAAAAGACGAGGCAATATTTTATCATGATTGTGATATTTTATTTACTAAGCCTGTTGATTGGACTAATCTATTAAATGATGATATTTGGTATTTAAGTGATACCAATAGTTATATAAACTCCTCGTACATACTTTCTAAGGGTGAGGATGTTTACAACAAGATGTGTGAGATTGTTGGTATAGATTCAATAGTACCAAAACTAATGAACTCTAATTCAGGTGGTGCACAGTACATACTAAAAAATGTAGGTTGGGAATATTGGACAAAAGTAGAACAAGATTCTGAAAACTTATTTTACCAAATAAATCAACTAAATCATAAGAAGAAAGAAGAAGATCCATCTCATCATGAACTTCAAATATGGTGTGCAGATATGTGGGCCGTGTTGTGGAACGGGTGGCTTTGGGGTAATGAAACAAAGGTAATTAAAGAAATGGATTTTAGTTGGGCAACAGATTCAGAAGAACGATTTAATGAAACAAATATATTTCATAATGCAGGAGTAACTTGTTCTTGTGGAGGAAAGTTTTATAAAGCTAACTATAGAGATTCACTTCCTTATAATTTAGATCTTAGAATAAAAGAAGGAATGGCAAGTTATAAATACTATCAAGAAATTCAAGAAGTAGAAAAAAAATCTTCTTTATTGTGATTAAATAAATTATGAAAATAGAATTTATAATATCAACTCATGGTAGAGTTAATAACTTAAATATGTCTTTAGGTTGTTTACAAAGTCAAACAAATAAAAATTGGGTAGCTAATATTATAGTTGACGGAATTAAAGATCCATACATTGAGTGTGAAAAATATTTTTCAAATGATGATAGAATAATATTTAATTATTTGGAAAAAAATTATAATGACTTTGGGAATACTCCAAAAAATATAGGATTGCAATCAGCAAAAGAAGAATTAGTTATTATGACTAGCGATGATAATTATTACGTTGCATCTTTTGTTCAAGAAGTATTAAATAATTATTCGGAAAATATTAATTTTATTTATTGTGATATGATACATAATGGATATGATTATAAATTTTTTGAAACGTACCACTCATCTCATAGAATAGATATTGGTATAATGATTATGAAAACAAAATTTGCTAAACAATTAAAATTAACAGAAAACAGAATAGACTCAGATGGAATTTTTTGTCATGAATATACTTCTAAATTTTGTCAAAATGAAGGGTCAATTAAAAAAATAAATAAAATTTTATATGCTCATAATTAAAGCTCTATACGGAAATAAAGATTGCACTCAACAAATTAAGTCTAAAATTGTAAATGATAAATTAATAGTTAGATCATGTAACGATATTATAGGTGATACACTTCCTGGAGTTATAAAATATCTTGAAGTAGATATAGAGCATAAAAATAAAATTTATAATGAAAAAATTAAAGAGGGAGAGTTATTAGTTTTTCCTAAATCAAAAAATAATAAATTAGGAATTTTTTATTCTAATAATCATGTCTCTCAAACTTATCCTACTATAAAAAAATCTTTAGATACAATAAAAATAGCATCAGAAGGAAAAGCAGATATTTTAACTTGTATGTGGAATCACGAACCTGATAATCCATTTCCTGAATTTATTTCTTGGGTAAAGATATCTAGCCACCTAAATCAATTGCTTCAAATAATGCATTTATTATATCAAGCAAGAGAGATTAATAATTATAATTATGTTTCTTTTCTAGAACATGATGTTCTTTATCCAGAAGGATATTTTGATTATCCAGAAATAAATGATGGAGAAGTTTTAACTAATATGAATTATATGGGGATTTGCAGAAGCGGTTGGCAAAGTTTAGGGCAGTTAGATCAACCATTTCATCAAATGACTATGAAATTTTCAGAAGCAATAAAACATTGTGAATCTATATTGTCTAATGCGTTAATAAGAAATTCAGGTCTTATAGAACCTCAAAATATTATCAGAAAAACTTGGAATTGTATTAATCCCTCTGTCCATGTTAATCATGGATATCATTTTACTTCTCACTTTAATGTGTACAGAAAAGATGATATTTTTCACGAACATTCATATTGGGGAATTTTTGAAAACTATAAGTATTTATTTGAGTTTTAATATTTATAAGTATGCCATCTTATTCTGCATATACACTTAATTTAGTAGCCGAGACAACTGTATACCAAAACGAAGTTAGGTGTAGGGTGAAGGAAAATGATTTTAACTATACGTTAAATCCGAGTGCAAATAAAGCAGGAACCTCAGGTTCTTATATAGATGCAGTAACAGGTTCAGACTTTCATCCTTATACAACCACAGTAGGATTATATAATGATAAAGATGAGTTATTAGTAGTTGGAAAATTATCTAGGCCATATCCAATTCCACCTAATACAGATATGACTTTTATTATAAGGTGGGATAGTTAAAAAATAAAGTATGAATAAATGGTTATATTTTGATCCTCTAGGAGTTACTAGAGAGTTTAATTCAATAGAAGACTTTCCACCCAATACTGTTGGCTTTATATATAAGATTGTCAATCTAGTCAATGGCAAATTCTATATAGGTAGAAAGGTCCTTTTCAATAATACCAATAAAGTATTAACCAAGAAGGAGATCGCGGAATGGGACAAACCTGGGCGCGTCCCACGCAAGAAGAAGATCATTAAAGAATCTGATTGGTTATCATACCATGGAAGTAATAAGCTTCTTAATCAAGAAAGAAAAGAAATAGGGGATGATATGTTTACTAGAGAGATCTTACAATTATGTTACTCTAAAAAACAATTGACTTATTATGAAGTATGGTGGCAAATGCATTACAAAGTTCTTCATATAGATTCATATAACGATAATATCCAAGGTAGGTTCTATAGAAAGGATGTAGAATAAAAAAAGCCCTGGCACTTGCCGAGGGCTATATGTATGGGCTTGCAAAGGTTAATTCCAATCAATTATCTTATGTAAGGTATCTTTATCTATATTTGCTTTTAAAGCTTTGATAACAGCTTGTTCAAATTCAACTCTAGGATATCCTGTATTATCTTCATCTGGGCCAATCTTATCTCCTGTAAGACCTGCTGCATCCAACTGATCATTGTCCATATAATCAAATTCTCTTGGACTAATTTCTTTTAGAAGAGGATTGTTTGCTGTAAATTGCTTAAAGTTGAATGCCATATTATTTTTTTAATTAGTCTATATTTCTGTAACTAGGATCAGAAAAAGGATTTTTATTAGATTTAGGAGATATATCTTTAATTCTTCTATCAGAAGTTGATAAATATCCTTCAGGGCTTATTGTAACAGGTATGATATCTTCTTCACGATCAGCACCAGGAACAATTCCAGGTTTTAATCCTCTAAGAACACTATTATCTCTATCTAATGTATAAGTCATTGTATTAGTACCGAAATCAACAGTATATTCTTCTGAGCCTTCCATTTGAACACCAGCATCATATCCAGCAATTTCTTCATTTTGAGAAAAGTCAGTAGCAAAGAAGTCAACTATGTCTTGAAATTCAAAACCATCATCAACAAGAGCCTCTATACTATCCTTAACTAGCGGATGTCTTGCAAGAACGGTAAATATTGTTCTATCTGCGTATCCTTGTTCTCTAGCACCATCAATAACAGACTTTACTTGGCCAAGACGTGGTTGTATACTTTGATCAATAAGTCCCATCATGCGATCAAACTTACCTTGCTCATCTGGCATTAATGAAGGAAATGGATTTACAGAATCATCATAATCCATACTGTCTACTTCTTCTACGCTGTCTTCTTTAACAGATTTGTTTTTTACTATATCAAAGAATAATACGTTCTTAGAATCAGTATCAAAATCATCATCTTTAGTAACACTTTGAGGATCTATTTGCCAACCAGGGAATTTTGTCTGAAGTAAATTTTTAATATCAGTAAAAGCAGCTTTACTTACTTTACTTTCAATAGAAATTGCAATTCCACCGTCCCCAACAATTTTATTGCCTATCCTTGCTACAGTTGGTGCAATTCTTACATTCTCATATTCCTCTTGATCAGGTCTAGCTTTTTTATATCCGTATTTTTTTTGAATAGCAAATAGTTTTGACATTAAACTATCTTTATCGCCTTTATCTGCTTCTTCTACAGGACTGTCTTGTACAAATTCATCACCAAAGCCATCCACCTTACTTTCTGGGCCTTCATATGGAATTTCTGTATCCAAATACATTTCCTCTTCTTCTCCTAGTTGGTTGTATTCATCTAATCCAGGAGGATTAACAGTCCAAGAAGTCAAATAATTAAATGGACCCGGATTTAAAATTCTCTTTTTTTCTACTTTTACCATTTTAGCATAAGCATCTTTAACTTCTTCTGGTGAAATACCAGTTAATTTAAACTCTATCTCTTCAAATTCATCTTTTATTACTTTAGCGTTGCCTCTGAGACTTTTTACAAATTTTATAAATGTTTTAACGGCAAATCTTTGATCACCATCACTAATACTTGGATAATCGTAATAAGATAAGGTTATGGTTTCAGAATTTTTGCCTGAGTTCATCTTTTTTTCTTTAAGCTCTTCTATATCCTTAGTGTAAACTTTATATACTTTTCCTATTTTCACTACTTTTACATCTTTATTAGGATTGCCTGTCTTTTCCACTTTAGCAAAACGATCTGCTAATTCTTTGTTCTCCGTAGCTCCAAAGTCTGCTTGTTCCCAGCCTTCTAGATCTTCTACTTCTTTTAAAGCATGAAGGTCTACATAGCCACCAAGAATAGCATGAGGACCAAGGTGGTTCTCTTTTAAATACTTTGCAATGTTAAAATCTTTCATTATAATAATTTTACTACTAATAAATATTGAATTACTTATTAAATATGCTTTTGATTATACCATATAGTAAAACAAAGGGTGCGGCCACAATACTTGCCACTCCTAGGCCTATAAGACCTAGAAAGAAGATCAAGATCATTAGTCCTAGACAAAACCCAACTACTGTTAATCCTGCTTCAAAGTTAAGTGGCATCATCAATAATCCTATAGATGCAAATGAGAATAGTAACAGCCACAAAGTCATTAAGCTCCACTTGAGTTTCCAATATATGAAAGCAACAATAAAGCAGGCTAGTATAAATAATAGATAAGTCATAGTCGTTCGGTTTTTCGCATAGGGGCCCTAAAATATAGTATTTACAAATTTACTCTAAAGTATCACCAAAGTCACCAGAACTAATAGTCAACTTCTCTCCGAGCTCCTTTATCACATCTATAGCAGTTTGAGAATCAATCTCGAACCCTTCACGTTTAGGATTAACTCTATATCCTTGATCTTCTAGATGTTGATGAACAGCCTGTTCTAAAATTAGGCTATTAATACATTTGTACTTGAAGACCGAGAACCATGGAGTTATCACACCTGTTGCGTAGTTAATCTCCTTTACCCTCTGTCCTACACTAGTAGTAGTCATTCCAATCTTACATATACCAGGCATAGACTTATTTACCAAAACGTATACCCATTCAGGTTTTCTGATACTTAGGGTAGGATCAAGTATTCCTTCACCATAATATGTAACGTCTTCCCAACCTTCATATTCAGATTCTTTACTTGGGGTTAAAGTGAAGGCAACTGCTTTCCTACAACGGTAAGGATCAGAGTCTTCTAACTTAATGTAAAAGTGAGTCAAATCTGGAGATATTCGTTTCATCCGATTTATATATTTACAATTTTTGGTGAATGGGAATTTTTCCCGGAGTTTAGAATTTCAATTCCATTTTTTTGATAGTAAAAGTGACACACCATTTCAAGAACGAAATGTCCAAGAACATATATTCTAATTTACTATCTACATATTCATAACAGATGGATATGGTAGGAATGAAATAGATTGTATTGTAATTGCTGTTAAAACTAAAATTCATATTTATTTATTTTCAAGTTCTTTGATCTTGTTTGTTTTTAACCAACAGGTTATAATCCATAGGATAGCAACAACCTGCCAACCATAATCACTACCTTCCTTTAGATTGACTGTCATAACCGATGCTGATGCAATTAGGGCAAGAGCCATTAAGATCTTTTCCCATACTTCGAAATGTTGTTTCAATTTATCCATGTTTCTATATTTAAATTTTGAATGTTACAATATACTTTCCATTAGGGGTTTTCTTCATTGTAGCTGGAATAGATATGTTACCGAATTTGGCGATTAACTTTCCTGCTTCTTCTATTGTGTCAAACAGTTTCTTGTATATGTTTTTTTCTGTCATTTTATTTAGTTTTTATAATAGATAGCATTCCATCTACCATTTTCATTTTTATAGACTCCACAAGTACCTTTACCATTTACCATATATCCATTCCACTTTTTAGAAAAATTAGTGGCATAGTAACCACGGTCTGGAGAATTATGGTCATATTTGTAGTTATGGCCTTTAGAAATTCTAAGCACTTCTTTGATCATCTCGGTATATGTAAAATTATTACCGTTCTCAATCATGTGCTCTACAAGTTTTTCTTTTATAGTCTTTCTCATTTATTTACGTATTTATATTCTTAGACAATTTGGAAATTTTCCCGGTGTGCGTGGCCAGTCAACGCGGGGCCCCCGGCTAGGGCCCTCCTATCTACCATAATTAGGTCATTGCTGTGGTGCTAGCTCCGTGCTAATGGTCAAGAGCAAGCCGCAAGCATGTCGCTCGCGAGCTCGTCTCTCTAACCAACTAGTTTGAGTAAGCGCTAGCTAAACTCCACAGGCCTTGGTTGATATTGAAGTCCTCTATAGGATTCTTGATCGCCCTAGCTTGACGGTTGTTTAATTGGAACCCACCCTTAATAAGATTCTCTTGTACGGTATTGTAAGTGTGCCACAAGGTAGGCTGCGCATCGATCTTACGTTTAGCATTTAGAATGTCTAGTACCTCGTACTGTTCAGGCTGACGATCATCTGAAAGTCTTAAGGCCAATGCTTCTACAGCAAACTGGTATCTTTGCTTATCAGTCATCTCGATCATATTCCATTTGCTTATGGTATTAACTACGCCTTGGAGTCCAGATACCTTCTCATCAATAAGGTTCTTAACCTCTTGGAAGTTCATCTTGGTGTGGCGCTCTCTAAAGGAACCCATGTCCTTGTCCTTGATAACCAAACCATTCTCACATACAAGACGGAACAAGCCCATCTCGAATTGAATTGGTCTAGTGCCATCATGAGAGTTGATAAGTACAACCTCAGGCCTTGCTTCGATCTTACCCTGTGGGTCTTTAATGTAGAGGTCAGGGTGTTGGAAGCGGGTGATGTGTATGCCCCAATTCTTACGGAGCTCTACGTTAGAACTAGATTGCTTTACTCCTGTCAATACGTAACCCATATCCTGCATGTGGTCGATAACCTCAAACGTAGGAGTGAACTGGTACTTCGGACTTTTGATAGTCGGTGCAGGTGAAGTAGCAAAGATAGCTGGAGCGATTTGTCTTGCAGTGTCGAGAGAGATAGATGTAATAGTGTTCAAATTCATAACCTTTATTTATATTGTAATTTAATTAATTAATCTGATGTGGTAAAATAATTCTTTGGAGTGGACCTAGTATCTGTTAATGATGTCACTGATCTCTTTATTCCTTTTCATTTCCTCTAGTGAACCGTACCTAAGGCCGATCTGAAAGAAGTCTAAGGCAGTTCCAGTGATAATGAACCTACTCATGTTTCCGTCCTCATCCTTTTCTACATCCATCTGGATCCTGTCATTCACCCATAGGTCTGAACTGTAGAGGTTCTCATTGATGGTGTCAACGGCCTTTTTAATGAATTCGTAGTTACGTACTGAGGAGAGGATAAGCTGTGTTCTGTCTGTCATTGTCATTATTGATTGGTATATAGTAAAATTAAGACATTCCAGTGACATAAAAAAATATTTAGGCAACTATTTTGAAAAGTTTTTATTGAGAATCAATCAGTTATAAGTCGTTGGTAATCAATCTCTTATATACGTAAATATCCTTTCTAACTTATTGGGTATCAATCACTTAGGTGACGCGGGCGTGATATGGCTACGGATCCAGACTATTCTTTTCCTTATTCTTTTATACACAAATTGACACAAACTAACACTTTCTAACAATATTAATTTTTTATATCCGTTAGATCTTTCTAGTTACACACTAGGTATTTAAAAGGTGAACCCGCTATCTATGTATCTTACGGTATTCTTAACAGCCGGTTGTGGGGTTGGTTGAGGTATTTCTTCTATAGTATTATTCTGTTCTATAGGTTTTATTTCTTCTTCTGTTATTACAGGTGTAGGAGTTGTTTCTTCTTCCTTTATATCCTTATCTGTATTTTTATCCTCTGGTATTATATTATTATCTTTATTCACTGGATTATTATCTATGTTTATGTCTTGGGCCTGTTGGTTTTTGTTTATGTCCATGGTTGTTTTATTTTACTTTAGCAAGTACGTCAAACATATTATTTGGTATTATCTCAGCATTAGGAAGTCTTCCTAGTATATACTTAGTGTAAAGGTTTGCTCTTGAATTAGAAGATAGATCTGTATCTCTTACTTTAGTAGACTTAGGATTTGTCGTAGTTCTTTTAGCCGGGTTAAATGCTATGTACTTGATATATTGATTAATGGCTAAATCTTCTTTTACTATAGCTGTTACGGTATTCATTACTCTGTATAACTCTCCTTTATTTGTTACTATATTCTGGTTTGATCCTACTGAATTAGTATCATCAGACTCATCAATCACTCCAAATGTAACTATAAGTACTGTACTTTCCAATCTTCTTTTTTGATCATCAGGGATACTTGAATCTAATTCATCACCATATAGTATAAGTTTACTAACCTCCATCGGTCCTTCAACTGGATCGTACTCTTCTAATTCTACTGCGTATAATAATCCACTTGGTGTTTTGAATGAATAAAGTCTATAGTCCTCCATGTCTTCTTCTGTCTTAAATACATAAGAATCTATTTTTTCCTTCTCTAATCCAATCTCATTTACCTTCTTACCTTTGAAGTCTTTATTGATATAATACTTGAAGGAATGTTTTGATGCTTCCTTATTTTTCTCAAAGGTTGGGAATAGAGTTTCTACATAGTAGTCATATATAGTATCTCTCTTCTTATCCGATGGTGCCCATGCCATTGCGTATACCTTATCCATACCTCCAACCTTTTCGGCAGTATTCTTTACAGCTTGAACCACGGTAGCCAGAACTTTCAACGTATCTCCTGCTCCAGTCTTTTCATCATATTTATCCTCATCATTCGGATTCTCATCACCAGGATCAGGAATAAAATCACTCTTAGTTCCTTGAGCAGTAGTATCTGCACCAAATGCCACATAGAGTGTAATTCCAGGATCCTTTGGTTTTTTGGATACTAATACTGTTACCTCCATAGGATCTTCGTTTATATTAGTATAGGCATACTTATAGTAATCTCCGTACCCTAAATTCTTAGATGCTATCTTATCAAACTTATAAGCATCTTTTGGTTGTGGTACATTTAACTCTAGAGTAAGTTCTTCAAGTAATTGTCTTAATTTCATCCTGATCTTTTATATAAATATCTTTATACCTTACTATCTAAATCTCTTATCATCCATTTGATCTTGCCTATCTCTTCTAAGATCATATCTAACTTGGATTCTATACTTGTAGTCTTGCATTCTTTAATATCTGTAACAGCATAAGCAATTCCGTCACTATATTCTATTTGATAATCTACCTTCTTACCTTGAGTAGGAAAGTCTGCCATTTGATATTGGTGCATCCAACTCCTACATTCATTCGGATGAAGTGGAATACCGTCAGACCATAAGCCATCATAATAAACTGTATAGACAATCCACTCTCCTTCATCATATCTTAAAAATCCTGGATGTATTTCATACAATCCGTCTTGCTGATCTTGATTCATCATATCTATTAGAATTTGTTTTTGTTCTTCTTTATCCATCTTTATCTATTTTTCATTCTTTCCATTTGTTCCATATATTCCTCGAACCAAAAGTCCCTGTCCTCATCCCAGTTACCTGTCAATTGAGGATAGAACTCATAGAACATTCCACTCTTTAACAGAGTATTGTATGCAGTCTTTGCTTTGTCTAAATTTTCCATATTATAACTTTTCTATTTCTTGTTTTACTTCTGTCCAAAATTCATATCCGCTATGTGTGCCCATATATCCTAATACTTCGACACAACATTCAATTGCCTGTCTTTTGGCAATACCTTTACGTTCTTTTACATTTAATTTATGTCCTGTTTCTGCCAATACAATTAGCTCAGACATTGAAATTAATTTGGTTGCTTTTTCTTTTGCTGTCATAACTTTTATTTAATAAGATTCATAAGACTTCTCTTCTACTATACCTGAATTGGTTAATAGGTTTATCTCCTTCTTAATCTCGGCCCTTCGATCATTCTTAATATACACAGATCTGGCCAATTGGATAAACTTATCTCCGAAGTCTTTTTGCCTCTCGCATTCTCGGATATCATCTTCTATATCCCAAAGTTCCTTGTTCACTACTGCAAGATCAAGGTACTTATCATAGACTTCTTTCTTCTTAACAACCTTCAAGAAGATAGGAATTATCCAGTCTATTTCTTTCTCAACGTTATCTAGCTTGGTATCGTCTTTGATATTTGATCTCTTAATGAGTAGGATAGAGAACTTGTCTGCGATTTCTCCATTTGATACTTCTATTTTCATACGACCTCCTTTTTTTCTACTTTCCAAGTATTACCTTCACTGTCTTCTGCAATCAGATTAACTCGATTGACTTTAGTTACTGTACCACGATAATATGTGGTCTCATAAGATCTTCCGTCATGGAAATAACTACTCCACTTAATTGCATCTCCGACCTTAAATTCTCTTACGGCCTTTTCAGCCTTTTTAATTAGGGTTGCCATAACTTTATATTTTAATTTTATTGTTTAAACGAAAATGATTCTTGCTCCCACTTTCCACTGATAGGACACAAAGTCTCAAGTGTATAGTCTCCATTGTAAGCACGATTCTCACGGTGAGTCAACCACACTTTTTCGTCTCCTGAGTCCAGGACTAGCTCATCACCATCCCAAGCCTGTTCGATTGATTCAAGTACAATAAGATCTGAACGTCTGTAAATTCCTTCTCTAAACATATATAATAATTTTGTTGGTTAATTAATTTTGGTTGGAAATTAGGCGGCATTCATTACGAATGCTTTACACGCCCAATTCTTAGCATTGACATACGCATACTGTTTTTGAGAATATAGATTCGTGTCAATCCAATAAGAGTTGATAGTACCGACAGTAAGATCTTTAAGTATCTCCTCATCAATCACGACAACTTTTTTACCTTTTCTAGCGAATACAGTAAGCCAGTGCTGTCCGCCTTCTGCCATGAATTGGATAGTTTGAAGTGAACCCTTTTTCCAGCTAGACAACAGTTGAGCAGGTCCAAAATTATTAGCCATGTCATCGTTATATTTTGCTTCCGCAATACTCATGAACCCGGCTTGACATTTGTAGACGATCCTGTAAGATCCTTTTTGTTCTCTGATAAAGTTACAGGTTCCGAGTCCGAGGGTGTTGATAATCTTGTTCATATTCATTATTGATTTGTTACATAGTAAAATTAAGACATTTCACTCAAATAAAAAAATTTATTTTAGTCTTTTTTAAAAATTTTCGATTGAAAACCAATCAGTTATAAGTGGTTAAAAACCAATCAGTTATAAAGTATTGATAATCAACCAGTTATAAAAAAGAGGCCCGGATAGATATCCAGGCCGAAATAATCAATAATGATAGAGGTTATTAAGCCTCCAAGCTAGAAAGCTTGTACACATTAGACTTACGTCCACGTGTCATGTCGTAAGCTTCATTAACGATACGATCGTTGAAGTACTTACCTGTTAGTACGTCAGCCACATGAGTGGTAGAAAAACCGGTTGTCTCAGCAACTCTAGTTACATCTCCAAGACGGAGCTTTCTGTTTACACGACTAACTTTCTGAATGTAGCTCAATTTAGTGTAAGAGCTCGGGCGATTTGAATTTTGCATAACTGTTTTTTTGTTGTTTTTTAATATATATGTAAATTAAGACGTTTTTCTGTATTATAAAAATCTATCTTTAGAGTAGATAAGTTTTTTTTAGAACTCATCTTCAAATAGATCTTCTCCAAAGTCTTCAAATACCGGCTGATTCATTTCAGCATTCACTAAGTCTAAAGTTTGTAGTGCAAACTCTTTACTAACCCAAGGACTACCGTCTACGTCTACAATATCTGCTATGTAGTAAAGTCCGTCCATTTCTTTTAAGTCGCTCAATTTCATTTTGTAATTCATAACCTTTATTGTTTTAATTTATTTGTATCACCATATTCTAGTTTATTTTTATTCCTATATTGGTAATATTAGTACTAATTTTGGAATAATTCTAAACTATTTGTAGTCAGGGCCGGACTCGAACCGGATAAGCAACTCATTAAGAGACTTGGGACCATCCCGCATTACACCCACCTGACTAGTTGTTTAATCCCAACAACCTGCCATGACTTCTAAATGGTGGTCGATAGCAATTTGAGTGGATCTGAAAGAGTCATAGTCATACTTAAACTCTGGCCACCTACTATCATCATCCCATCCTTTAGGGAACATAGGTTCGTAATTAGGATTCTGTTGCATGTATTCTTCTTGGCTCATGCGGACCATTTTTTCTAATTCATTCTTACACATATTATAAAATTTTAATTGTTACTAAAGATAATCTTGGATGTCGTATGAATGTTCTGTCTGATAGATCTTGACAATACTATCTCCATGAAATTCAATACTCTTTTTTAGAGCTTCACGATTCTTGACAGGATAATCAAGTATCCCACCGTTAGGATGTCTTAATTCGACCCTTACGCAATCGTAAGACTCAATGTATCCGGTAAATTCTGCGTCAAACTGTTCTTGTTCTGTCTCAAAAGTGAATTTAAATTCTGTCATAGTCATTATTGATTTATTGTTATTCAAGATTAGGCTTCGATATGGACACCAAAAATGTAAGAAGTAACTTCGCATTCAAGGTTTAGCATTAAGTCGCCAGGTCCGATATGACGCCTAACAAATGATTTGTCTATGTACAGACCATCTAGAGTGACAGTATCGTCATTCTTAAAAGATTCAAAATAATCCGCAGTCCTGTTCAAGCATCTGCTTCTGAGGGCGGCTGTCAATTGCGGGAGGTTCATCCTGTAGTTACTAAGCATATTCATTATTGATTTGATACATAGTAAAATTAAGACATATTTTTGACATAAAAAAATTTATTTTAGTTTTTTCCAAAAGTTTTTATTGGAAATCAATAAGTTATAACTGATTGGTTATCAATTACTTATATAAATGGTTGAAAATCAATAACTTATGCCTATATTTTGTATTCTGATTCCAAATGGTTCCAAAGTGACTCTAAATCATAGCAAATAGGACTGTCATCTTTATCCCATGCACCAGGATCATCCTTACTATATTTGCTACCAAAATCACAGTCATAACAAAACCAACTGAACCAGTCATAACCTTCTTCTCCATAAATCTCTTTAATTAGTATAGTAATTACTGATTCATAAGGATCTGCAAACTCAACTAAATCTATATTAAGTTTGTACAGTTGATTAGTTACTTCACTTTGATTCTTTAATGTCGCTACAATCTTAGTAAATGTTTCTAATTTCATAATTTAGAATTTACCCCATTGACTTTTCTTCTTAAGTTCTGCTGCTATTTTAAAGCCTAAGAAAATATCCTTAAAAAACTTTATTATTTTATTTTTCATTTTTTTTCTTTGTCCATTTAGAATTAGCCATTAGATCATCCCAATCTTTATATCCTTCACTACGAGCGTACTCATCATTCTTTTTTCTACGGTATGCCGCTGATGCCTCAGGTTCTCTCATCTGATCACTATCAGTAAAGCCAAGTGACTTAGCACATTCCTCTTCACACCATTCATGTGAACCTATCTTTATTTCAATTGGTAGATCTGTTTCAATTGATTCAATAAAGTCTTCAAACTGTTTTGCAACTTCATGAGGTAGACTATAGATTCCTTCATCTACTTGATATCCTGATTCAGTTTGTTTATCAAATATTTCAATCCTACCCATTCTGTATTTCTCACCAAATAAACTAAATACGCCGTAACCTACAGTTGAATAATAATATCTACCACGTCTTGCTTTACCATTTACATCAATACAACCTGGGTTCATCTCAATGTAATTAGCAAGATGATCAGCAAACTCTTCAGGAGTTGAGTTAGGATAGTTGTACTTAACGTTATCTATATACCATTTAAGATCTTGCCTATTTACTTTCATAGGTTATTTAATTTTAACTTCACCTTTAACTAACCAAATTATTGGAGCAGACAACAAAAACCATAGTCTCCATAAAAAACCACCTCGAGTATGTAACTCAAACACATGTTTTAATCTACCATTTTCTACCTTAAACCAATCTTTTTTTGGATTATTAATAGGTAATTTATATCCATTATCTACTGGTCCAGATGCAAATAGATAAGGTGTACCGTCTTGCATTATATCTTGTTGTGTCATAACTTATTATATTTACTATCACTTATTTTAAGTCCACAATATAAATCAAGGAAAGCCATTTCACGAGAAGCTATTTTAGAATAATAACGTTTCTTCTTTTTAATATGCTTAGTTCCCCATTCTCTCCACTCCTTATTCTGTTCTTCAGTCATGGTATACTGTTGGAACCAATTATCCTGTCTACCTTCTACATCTTCAAACTTAAGATCATGGCCTGCTATCTCAAACATCTTATCAATAAGTTCTTTAAGGAGAGTTCTTTCTTTGTTTGCTTTTATTTCATGCCTTGTCATTGTAGTATAATTTTTCGAATCAACACAATTTATATATATATCAAATATACAACATTTCCCGGACCAGAGAAATTCTAACTTTTTAGTGAATCAATCTCTTCTTGTAATTCTAGTAGAGACTTTGGATCTAAATCTGTTTGTAGTATTACACCTATTATATACCTAGTAACTATCTTAGACCTTTCTAGTAATACGTGTTCTGGTTCTTTACAACTCGGTTCTGCAAATCTGTTTTCAATTATAAATCTAACTGCTTTTATTATCTCTGTTGCTTCTCTTTTCATTGAATATTTATTTGTATGGTAAATAAATTTAAATATTATCTATTAAGATATTGGGTAAGCATATCTTTTCTTATTTTAGCTTTTTACTTTTATGAGCCTACGCAATCTACAATTCACTGTTCACCGGATTCTATTCTACAAGATACAAAAGTAAAAACATTACTAGGTCTAAATGAAATGACTTTAATGTGGATCTTAATGGCTGTAGCTCATGGTGCTAACTCATGCTACTGCGATATCAAATCCCTATTAAAGAAAGGTTAGTCTTTTAGTCTATGTGTTACTGTAATGATATTTACTTGTGTTACTGTATTTGATTCTTCTTTATCGTAGTTCACACAAATAGCAGATCTAATTACACCTTGAATATCAACAACTCTTTGATCATACATCTTCTCTGTAATTTTAGGTGACTCATCTTCAATACAACAAGGTCCACCACAATTTTTAAACCTAACTACTTTAGATATAGTGTATATGTTTCTAGTATTGGTTCTTGCTATTGCTTTCTGAATTATATCTATATGTTCTGGCAGATAAAAGTCAAAGCTATCTAAATAGCAAATCTGTTTTAAGTCATCATTTAATATAGATTGTATTGCTACGTCTATAGAGTCGGGCGTAGTTTCGTATACTTTGAAGTCCTTATTAGTTTGTTGTTCTAAAGAGTCTAAACATATTTGTAGATGTTCTGCTTCTCCGTCCTCATGCTTTATTAAAAGTACTGCAATCATATTTTGTTTTATTTAGTATTGATTCTGGCATATTTGTATTTATGGTATTTTTTAGGCCCTCTCGGAAAGTGCCCTACCCGCGGCCGCGCTTACTCATATCCTTCTACATTACGTAGTCCTGAGTATTCACATATGTTTGCTCCTGTTATTTGATACGCATCCCAAAGATTCTTCATTGCTTCATCTATAAGTTTTTTAATCTCATCATTAGAAGCCGGATGATCATAACAGTATTCATCTATATTACCCATGATAACGCTTAGTCTATCTGCTAATTCTAGATAGTGTCCTGAGTTGAATTCTTTATAATTTTTTTCCATTGGTGTTTAATTTCTTTTTGTTTTTATCTATTTGAATTTGTCTATACCATTTACCCAACCAATTTGTGGCTTGATAGTTTTCCCAATACTTAATCTCTGTTTCTATCTTTTTCTTTTTTATCTTTTCCATAACCTTAATATCTTATTTCTTAGTGGAAAATACCATTCATATTTTAGAAAGATGTGTAATTTAAAATAATTATCTACATCTTGTCTCCATTGTTTTATATATCCCATTAGTTCTTGCATTTCAGTTTCAGAAGGTTTCTTTGCTTTGAACTCTTCTGTATCTGTCCAATAAAATAACCTTATGTCATCCCATATTTTACCCATACCTTTATTTTGAAGGTCTCCATATGAAATTATATAAGTAGGATAGTCATGGATCATAAACATTTGTTTCCTTTTTTCTTTTCTAGTAGGAAACTTTATTCCTGATCTATAATCTTCGTACCAATAAGTATACCAACGACTGGATCCGAAACGACTATACGCCATAACTTTTTATTTTACAGTTAAATACATTTTTAACTTTGATAGTTTGTTTACTTCTTCTATTAATTTATTAATAGTTACTTTCCACTCTTGATATTCTACCTTCTTTCTTTTATCAGGCATATCAATAAACATTTCTTCTATACGATCTACTAGATCAACTACATTAGGCATTAACTTGTTTTTTATTTGTTATAATCTCTTGACATGTTTCAAGTACATCTTTCCAATAAGATACGTGATTTGTTTCTATAGTGTCTTCTAATAAACTATTAACAACCTCAATACAATTCTCCCCATATCTTTCTACTAAAAAGTCTGCTCTTTCTTTTATAGTCATAAAATTTATCTTACTGATCCTACACTTAACTTACCTTCTTCGATTATTAGATATTGTCCTGAAGTTTCCATAGTGTCTATGAAGTAGTATCTACCACCTGTAAACTTATCGCTTTCGTCCAAATTTAATCTACGCATTTGAGTATGGCCTACAATTTGAATGTAGTCTTTCTTTAATCCTTTATTATGTTTCTTATTTGCAGACATTAATGATCTAGGCCTAATCCAAATTGGTGTTTGCGTTGTATTATCTCCATGAGCATCAAAGCCATTAAAGTCAAATGCTCTAGGTTTATATTTAAACAATTCATTTAGATCAACTACAACATTTTCTTTACTCCAATCATTTTCACCAAACACTTGATCCATAAATACAGGACTTACACCTGCATGAGTGAATAGATACTCACCAAAACCATAAGCCATTTGTAAATGATGTCTATTCTCATCTACTACTTGCATAATAGAAGGCGCGATACCAGTTTGAAAGCCTGATGTACCTGTGTATCCTACTTCTGGGAAATAATGATGATCGTGATTACCAATCAACATTATAACCTCAACTTGTGGATTTGTTTCTTTATAGTGGAGGATTTCTTTAAAGTTATTAATCTGCTCTATTCCACTAAGTTCAAATGAGTCAAAGTAATCACCAATGAATATAACTCTATCAGGCTTTTCTTGATGAATAGCAAGTTTCCAATTAGATCTTCCGTGAGTGTCTCCTATTACAATAGTTTTCATTTCCACAATATTTGTATCAAAATTATAACTAATGCAAGAAATAAACAAATTGAAGTCTTTAGTGAGATACCTTCTTTAAACAAAAACCAAGTAAGTGCAATAAAGACTACGACTCCAATCCCAAAACCTAATAGTCTTGAAGGCCAAGTCTCTCCATTAAATGCTATGATAAAATTTTGAACACTCTTCATGAATGCCCAACTAATAGGAAGTCCGAGTAGCATAAGAGCCCAACTATATTTCTCAGTCCAACCCCACTTGATACCTCCTTGTAATTGAATAAAAGATAAGACTTGTCCTATAACACCGTAAAGAACTCCGTAAACTAAATTTAACAAAACCATTTTATTTCTTTTTTATTCCTCTTCTGTACTTAAATACAAGTTTGAGGAGTTGTTACCACCAATTTCAGCAATGGCATCTTTGTTAATTAATTCATGGATCTCTTTCTTGATCTCTTTATAAGCAGCAATATATTCTTCAAGTTTCTTTTTATCATCAGGAGAAAGGTTAGATACTCTTTCTTTCATACTCCTATTACCTTTAACTGGAATAGTTTCCTCTTGAGGCATTGATTCATCTTCCATTAATGATAAGATTGCTTTGCTATACTTAACTGGATCTACGTAATTCATTTGATTCTTTTTAATAAATATTTGACATCTTAACAAGTTCTTTGGCAATCTTACTATCTTTAATAACATGAACTTCAAAGTCATTTTTAGATCCTGCTGCCACTATACCTGTGTATCTCTCGGCAGTTGAATGCTTTACACAAGAAGTAGAATATCCTAATGCTACACGTTTTGGGTGGATCTCAGTTCCACACACTTTACAATATTTTTTCATAACTCTTGAATTTGTTTTAATAATTCTGTAACTTCATCAGGTGTTAAATGTCCTCTAACGTCTCCATTGGCTACTGGATTGTCGTAATGTAGCTTTCCATTCTCATCTAATACAGCAAGCTCATAAAGGCCTTCTTTTCCTCCATAACTAAAGTTGTGTCTAACTATGCTGGCTCCGTATCCGTTGCCAAATTGAATTCTACACTGCACTCCATTATAGAATAGATCTTTCATTTCTATAAATTCTAAGTCTTTAAATGTCTTCATGTTTTTATTTTTACCAACTTGATGAATAATAATAATCTCCGTCAGGATCTGATAAAGCCTCGTCTATTATTTTTACGGTTTCATGTAGATCATCAAAATAATATTCATCATATTCAGTACCACCAAAAAAACAACCACTAGTAGTAGGAAGTAGTTCAGGAGCTTTATTACCGTCTTCAATTACTTGAAGGCAAAGATCTTTAAGTTCTTGAAGTTTATTTGGAAATACAAAATACTCTCCACAATCATCATGTCCTTTTTGAATATTATCTACGAACCATTTATGAATAGCATTTGCTTTACGCCAATATCCTATTTCTTCAATTATATATTTAACGCGACTACTTTTAATTGTAGGATGATCTTTGCCGCCTTTAGTAACAGAGACCTGATCTCTATACTCTTCTTTAAAAAAATCACCTTGAGATATATAAAGTTTTTTATACATGTACATGTCTAGTCCCATAACCTTTAATTTTTTGATATGATATAAATGAACATTATAATTAATCCTATTAATGCTAACAATGACTCGTCTTTTAAATACTTAACGTACTTCATTATTCAGCATTTTGTTTTTTAGCGTATTGCCTATTGTATCTATCGGTTGTATATCTACTATCACTTTCAGATCCACCATTCTGCCAATTAAATACATCTTCGACAAAATCATAGAACCTCTTAGTAGTTACTGTAATTTCTTTAAGTGAATGACTATCATTAGAAATCTCTAATGTACATTTGTACTTGTTTAATTCTTTCACTTTGAAAGCACTTACATATACATAATCCCATTTGCTTCTACCTATTTGCAATTTCATTTGGTGTTTCACATCTTCCAAAGTAACTTCACCCGTATCATAATTTCTATTGATATACTTCTTAGTGTTTAGTTCACATGAGAAGCCAACTTTTTTATATTGATTCTTTGCTTCATTAGCAATCTCGCTCTTTGTATTACTAATCGTAACACGCAACTCTGAGCACTCTCTTTCCATTTTATTGGCTTCACGATATATCTCTAAGAATGCTGGACTCCACTCATGCTTGAACTTGCTTTCTATCTCTTGAAACTTAGCAGCTACAGCTCCGAATATCTGTACATCGGCTAGAACAAATCCGTCTTTTGCCGTAGCTCTAGAACTATACCAACTGAATTCGGCATACTTAGATCTATTTTCACTTCTATAGTCATGCATTAGAGAAATGGTGCATGAATTCCAACGCGCATGCTCTTCGAATTTCATTATCTCAATCCTGTCACTAGTAGCTACTATTTTTTGGATTAAATTAGATACGTTTTCTTGGAACCAAGATAAGATAGCGGCATTTTGTGCTTCATACGCTGGCTTGACTACATTATTTTCGTAGACTTCAACTTCTGATTCTTTTGTCTTGAGCTGTGCTTCTAGAGCCGAGAGGATAACTTGCTTATTCATAACCTTTATTTGTTTGATATATAGTAAAATTAAGACATTCCGTCGAAATAAAAAAATTTATTTTGATCTTTTTTAAAAATTCTCGATTGAAAATCAATCAGTTATAAGTAGTTGATTATCAATAAGTTATAAGTGATTGAAAATCAATCAGTTATGAGAGGTATACTTCAGGATTAGTTGGTCTATGATCTGTTTATCCGATTGATCAAATGACTTTTTATTTTGAATCTTTTTTACATAGTCAATATGCTTCTCAACTACTTCTAATTTAATCGCATAATTTAAATGCTTGACTTTATTCTCTGTTGCAAATTTATATTCTTGAGTGAGGATCTCTTTTAGTGTTTGTACTTTTCTAATGTAGTTATTTTCAATTTCTTTTTTATTAAAATGTTCTTTAGCTTCCATCGCCTTAACTAACTTATCTCCCATTTTGCCTAAAGAATATTTCTTATAATCCACTAGTCACTATTTTTAAACATATACTTAAATATTGTTTTCTGGAGTTCTCTTAATGCTTCGGTATTATCTTTAATAAGTTCTGCTAATCTATCTCTCTCTTCTGCTATTAGTCCCATCATTTCATCTTGAAGTCTATCTACTTTTTCTTCAAGGATATCATTCTTTTTAACAAGTCTTAGATATTGCATCCAAGCAAAATAACCAAGCAAAAAAGCTAGCATCCCCAAAACCCCGTATTGTAAAAAATACTCTTTTATGTGTTCTGATTCTGCTATCTGAAGTAGGGTCATACTTTGTAGTTATTTATTATAACAATAAATATTAATAACTCGATTAAACTATAGAGTATCCATCAAGTATTTTAAACACTTTTTTGTGTCCCTATTAGCAATTTTTGATGCTTCAATCTCCATAGGGTTTTTATGATCGGGTAGATACATTGCAAGTATCTGGTAGTGTTTCATATTTTGTTTATAGTGTATATACTCGTGAATGATACTATTTGTTAAATCAGTTAAATTATCGTTAGCAATCTTATCTATAAATATAACTGCATCAATCTCATCGTAATATGCAATACATCCCTCTGTATAATAGTCTGGTTTCTTATACTCTATTTCTGGAAATGGTCTATTAAATTTAGATTTGCCATAAGTCTTTATACACCAATCAAGTATTTGATTTACGTGTTTTTTTGTAGGCTTTATTGTAGAATCCATAACTATAAGTTTTCTTGTATAAATACTTTTTCTATTCTTTTAGGGGTTATTGAATAATCTGCTTTGAAATATCTTGGCATCTTTTCTATGATCCTCTGATTGCTATATGGACTATTGTTTGGAGTAGCCCACTTTCTTGTAGCTAGTAGTCTGTTATAGAAATAGACATAAGCATTTGCTTTCTTTATATAATTATCTATATCTACATCTAGATTAAACTTTTTAATAATTCTTACAGACCTTTTTTCATTATCTAATTCCAGTTCTCTAGATACTGCTAAATGCTTCTTGATATTAGGAACCTCTTCACCTTGAAGCCACTCATCTACTAAAGGCATACTTACCATGCACTTCTTCCATATATCTATTTGCTCTACCCATTGAGTGAGATGCGAAAATTCATGTGCAAGAATCTCTATCCAATCTTCTCTATTCATTGAACAAACAAGAGCTGGCGTATCTTCGTCAAAGTATCCTGAGCACTTTATATTTCCTGATAGTCTGACATGTTTTGTTTTTCTGAGGTCGCACTTGACTCCATACTTTTTACATTCAGACTTTACGTATTTGACGAACTCTTTTTCCTTCTTGTTCATATAGATAGGTTTTAGGTCCTATGATAAATATGAACCCTTTATATCCTCTATATGTTTACAGCTTCTTTTATTTCCAGAAAATTTGTATGAGTGACAGTTACACTCCCAGGTTTTTCCTTTTAGTGTCACTAGATACTTCTTACCTTTTGCACCTTCCACATCCCATTCAATGTCTCTTTCAAATGCTGGGTTTTTTCCACCTTTGTATGGCTTCTTAAACCATAGGATCTGATCTCTTGTAGTATCTTGAGGCAAATCTCTTCTTCCATTATCATCTATTAGATATGGACCTTTCTCATCTTTCCAAAAGAATGGAACTATAAAAGAGTGCACAATTATCATAGGAACTTAAATTTAACCAATTCTAGGATATTTTTAAAACTAAACTCTTCAGTCTGGGGAATTAATCTACTAAAGTCATAGTGATCATTTAAAGAGTGCTTCCTAGCTTTCTCTTTAGTAAGATCATAAGCACTTCCAAAATTAAATTCTTTTAGCCATTCATTATACTCTAAAGAATTCTTAGGCGTAATTGTTTTCCGTATTCTTAATTTATTCATAGTATTATTTTTTATAACCAAATGTTTTTGACATATCATATCCACGCAAATGATAATTGACTTCAACTACTGACTCTAAAAATGCCTCTGTAATTTGGCCAGTCAATCTATCTTCAATCATGACATGTCCTGTGCCGTAACGATGATCAAGATCTATTGTATTAAAATATTCTTCGGCCTCTTCATAAGTGTCAAAGACTTCTATTGTAGAATCTTCATCAGTATATCCGTCAATAAGTTCTGAATTATGATCTCCAAATTCGTCAATAGTTGTAATGTAAGGACTTACCATTACAAAAAACTTATTAGGAAGTTGTCCGTCACCAACGATCTCTGATGCCAATGTTTTAATTTCTTTCTGAGTCATAACCTTAATTTAAATGAATTGTTTGAATATCTTTTGGAAAATTTGGATAAGTAATAATCGGAACTGTGAGTACCATAACTTTTATTTTATAGATTTTGAGAATAGAATGCAGTGTGAGCCATGTCTTCATAGTCAGGCATATCGCTATCGCTTTCTAATGCACTGCCTCCGTGCCATTTAGTCACATACTCGTTCCAAGTCATACGACCTTCATTATAAGCGGTCTCGTCCTTTTCTTGATTAATAGGCGGAGCAAAGATAAAGTTATCTTGGTCGATAACAAAGTTAACCTGGCAGTCAGGATGAACTTCTCTAAATACCTGGTGGTTAGCCTCGGCAGTTGCAAAGTCGCCATTAACTGTAATTGTATTGTCAATGACTGTCTCGTGGGTAAGGTAGTTAAAAACGAAGATCTTGATGTCCATATTCATTATTGATTTGTTTCATAGTAAAATTACGACAAATTTTTGACATAAAAAAATATTTTTAGTCTTTTTTTAAAAATTGTCGATTGGAAATCAATCAGTTATGCAAGCGATTGAAAATCAATAAGTTATATAGTATTGGAAATCAATAAGTTATATATATAAAGAAACTATATATATAAATGGTTAGTTTCTGATGTCTATAAATTCGGATCCGTCATCCTGATCTTTGTAGTCTATAAGATCTTCGTCTTTGAATAATACATCTCCTGAGTTATCTAGTCCTAAATTTTTTAGATGTTCATAATAGAAGTCATCGAGTTGATATATCTCTTGTACTTCTTCTTTTATTTCAAGACTATCAATAGGAACCGACTCTACTCTTTGTATCATTTTACTTGTAAACGGATCTCCTACATAAAGGAAGTAGCAGTTATAACATTGCCATTGTAAATTCTCAAGTCTCCAATCACTCTTCTTTCCATTTTTAAAACTAAGTAAGAGTGGAACTTTCATGTCTGTTAATCTTTTCTCTGAGAACTTGCACGATGAACATTGGTATCCAAGTCTACCATCTTTCATTAAAGCTTCTTTGAGCTTCGCTATTCTCTTTGAATTAATAGGTTGGCTCTCTTTAAGCATTTCATCTAAGTCAACTTTCCATTTAGAACCTGCAAGATTTTTAGGTACTCCTCTACCAGGAATATTCTTGTGTATTTCAAATAAAGTCTTTCCTGTTTCTTCATCTATATAAGACTTAGCATATTTCTTATATGTTATATCTGTAATGCCAAGCCATCTAGCAGCTTCTTTATTACTACGACTATTTGCCATAGCTTCTCTAAGTTGCTCTTCTGTTAATTGAAGCCCTTTATTCCACCAAGTATCTGGTCTGGCTTCTCTAGACATGTTTTCTTTTGTAAAAAAAGCTTTAGGCATCTAATTTAGGATTTATTTTACACATTAAATGCCAAAGATCATAAGGTGTTTCAAGCATGAGTTCATTCTTATCATTAATTATTATTGGATTTAATGTACCATCACTATTCACTCTTTCATACAAATAGAAACTAATTACTTCTGTACATTGTTTACCAAAATGCATATAGATAAGAGCATCTATAACTGTAAAGAACTTCTCATCATAATCTGCGAAGTCTAAATTAAGATCTGCATACATAATGTTTTGTCTAACATTTAATTCGTCTAGATTATTCATCATGTTAAAAAATAACTCTCTCTTCTTATCTGTCTCAGTCTTCTTCTTTCTTCTTATTATAGTCTTAGTTCCAATTATAGAATCTATTCCTAATTGAATTTGTTTAAAATCATTCTCCACTGGCTTTAGTTTTAGTTATAAATTTTCTGGCCTTATTCTTATCTTGAATTGATTGAATTATATTTTTAATGTGTGTGCACATTTCATAGTTCTCTTCTTCAATATACCAAAGTAAACAGGTTTCTAAAGCCTGTATCCAATGGTTTTTATGGATCTCTAAATATTCATTAGTTTCATTTATCTCAAAGACGCAAGCATAAATCTTCTTATTAGTTATAGCGTACTCTATAGAATTAGGTACATGTATCTTTAATAAAGATTTAAGTATTTCAGACTGAGAAACGTCTGCTGCGGTAATGTGTTCCGGATTATCAAATAAAGCTCTAACAACTCTTCTTCTTACCATAACTAATTTGTTTTATTTTAAGCTCCTCCTTTCATGGCTTTAATTAATAACATTGCCACAGAATTTAAAGGTACAATAAAGCCTATTACATTTTTATATGGATTGCGATCATCGTAATCAATCATAACCCCAGAAGCTCCAAGCTTTTTCTGTAATGCTACACTAATTTCATTAGCCAACATTTGCTTGTCTCTAGGATCTTCAAGTTCTTGATCTAATACGAACTGCATTTTAACTCCAAGTTTAGTTGGATTGTCATTTACATCAAACCTAAGTTTGTACTTCTTTCCTGCTACGGTTATATCGAATAATGGATTAACTGCCTTTGCCATTTGTTTTTTATATAAATATTACTCTATAGTCAATAATGAATAGTCGAACGGTGGATTAGTTACAACAATTTGATCCTGGGCTAAATCTACCATGTTTCTGATCTCTATTTTAGCAGATCCTAATTCATATATTCCAGGTTCAGAAGCTTCTAGGATGTCACCCAAGCGCGTTATATTTTGTAAGAATTCGTCTTTAGATGGATCTACGTTTGTAAAGTTTACTTCTATTTTTATATTATAATCTGTAGGTTCTCCCACTTTATAAATTGACTTAAAATCTGTAGTTCTAAATAAATGCTTAGCCTGTTCCCAACCTTCATTAGTATATCCTAAAAGTGTATTAGCTGGTTCTTGTTCATTACTTAAGGTTCGAATCATGGCATTTACCTCTTCCTCTGATCTCAGCCACAGTCTAGAACAGTAAACTTCTAATTGCGCTAAGAACATTGGGTTTAATTGTTTATTGTCTTTTACTACAAGATCTATATCTAATTTTTTTAACTTACTTTCTCCATGATTAAAATTTCCCCACTTTTTTAAAAATCTTCTAATCTCTATTCCGTCTGCAATCTTTTGTAGTTCTACTCTTTCTTTTGCTTCTTTATTGTTTTCGTCAAACCAATTTTTTCCTCTAGAACTTACACAAGTAAAATGATAAACAACTGGTTTAAATGTTTGTTTTAACTTTATTCCAGATTGAACACATCTTTGTACAAAATCTGAATCCTCTCTAGATCTTCTAAATATAGTATCATAGCCTCCGATCTTTTGCCATGTTTTTTTATAAAAAGTATATGGAGCAAAAAAGTATTCAGCTACTTTATTTTCCTTTACAGTAATAGAATATGAATTCCAATCTTCTATATTGAATTGTAAAGGATCTACGCCAAAATCTTTTATTATTACAACATTAGATGGACCATGAAGTGGTGGTTCTACTCTAGTTGAACTTATTATACAATCATCTTCTATTTCAGATAGTATGTCTATATCATAATTTGGTGATATAACCATATCACTTTGAAGATAACTAACTATATTATGTTTAGCTATATCAACAAGAAGATTGGAGTTCCTTTGATATCCTACTGGCCCTTTAAGTTTATGTGTTACTATTTTTAAATCGTAAAAATCTTTTTTAATACTTTTAAGATATTGATATGTTCCATCATTATCTTTATCTATAAAAACTATAATCTCATGTTCTTTACCAACTAAATTAATTTTTAAAGATTCTAATAGTAATTTAGTATATTCTAAAGTGTTAGCTCCTGTGTTTGTTATAAAACTTATTGGTTCCATTTTAATTTATTATACGTGTTTATTATTCCTTGTTGAAGTCCTACAAATGGTAATTTTAAATCTTTATTAAAACTAGTATACCCTTCAATTGGAAATTCCGATCCATTTATTTTTATGTCTACTTTATAATCATTTAAGGTATTTATAAAATCGGCTATATTTTTTAAGGTTAAATTTTCTTTATAAACGCAATTTATATATTTTGGAGGACTTTCATTTTCTATGCAATAATTTACTACTTGTATTAAGTCTTGCATATAAAAAAAATCCATATAGTTATTATCATCTATTTGCATTGGTTCTTTATTTATATACCTTTTTAAATTAGACTTAATAAATCTTCTATCTAATTCAAATTCATCAAATAATCCATATATTATTAAGTTATAAAAATTATCTTGGCCAGATATTGATGAGCTTATTAATTTTTTACTTAAACCATATGGAGTCCACCATCTATGAAATTCAGCTCCTGATCCAAAATGTATTAATTTATTAAAACATTTTTTATTGTATAATAAATTATAGTACATCATTAGATTAGAGTCTATAACTTGAGAGTTTTCTGGTTTTAATCTGTTACCTCCAGATACTGCACAGTGTATAACTACATCAAACCATTTATTTTTAAAATATAAATTAACACTATTTTGATCTGTTAAATCACAATTTTCTCTAGTTATAGTAGAAACTTCATGTAAATCTTTTAAAGATCTATATAAAGAATTTCCTATATATCCATTAGCTCCTGTTATTAATATTTTCATTGTATCCATTTTATATCTTGTAAATTACCAGGAATAAATTTACCATCGGATCCTAACTTAGCAACAACTTTAGGTTCGTGGAATTCTTCAGGATCGGTAAACACTTCTAATACTGCAGGACCTTCCAAAGAAAGAAATTGTTTTAAAATATCTTTCATCAAACTATGATTTTCTATAGACATATATTTAAGATCATAAGCATTAATAAGCTTTTTAAAATTAGGGAATGAAACACCGCTATTCTTTTCTGATGCTACAAACTTACCATTAAAGAAAGCTTTTTGTGATATCTTTATAGATGTATATCCATCATTATTAAATAGAATTATCTTTATTGGTAAATTATAATGTTTAACTGTTTGTAGTTCGTGTACATTTAAATGTAAACTTCCATCTCCTTCTATACAAACTACAGGTATTTTTGTTGATGCCGCACCAATTGCCGCAGGAAGACCATAACCCATAGGAGCATTTCCTGTATTTGTTATTAGTCTCTGATCTCCTTTCAGTTTTAATACTTGCATAGTCGCAACATTTGCTGTACCGTCACTGGTAACTACATGATCTGTCGGTTTTAGTAAAGGCCCTAAAGTTTCTACAAAATGATAGTGACTAACAAAGTCTTTCTTATCTCTATGCCTTTGTAAAACAGTGGGTGTTTCTTTATACTTGTTAGAACAATAGTTTAACCATTCTTTATCTATAATGTTTATATCTCTATCTATCATTTGTTCTAAAAAGAACTTAGCATCTGAATGTACAGGAATATCTGGATAGAGTGTTGGTTTGTTTAATTCATTGATGTCTACATCTACATATATCTTACATGCATTCTCTGCAAACCCTTTAAAGTTATAACCTGTCTGTCTTACATACAATCTAGAACCTATAGATAAAACAAGGTCTGCTTCAGATATAAGATTGTTTGCACATATTTGTGCGTGAGTTCCAAACCTACCAGCGTATCCTTCATAATCGTCATTGATCAGATCATTTCCATTCACTGCAGATATGACAGGTATTTTTATTTTGCTAATAAACTTTTTAAGTTGATCTATACCACCTGAGAGTCTGATACCATTACCAACTATTAAGAGCGGTTTTTTAGACTTGCTTAATTCTTCTGCAACTCTATCTAATATATTATCAGCACACTTAACTTGTTCTGTATCTTTTACTAAATCATTACCTACTAACTTATCTGGATTTATGATTGCTGATTGTACATTTAAAGGTATGTCTAACCATACAGGACCTGGTCTTTGTGAGGTTGCTAGTTTACATGCGGTATCTAAATGGTATTTTATATCTTCTGGATCGTTGACTTGTACAGCATACTTTGTCATATGCTTTACAGTTTCAATTATATTAAACTCTTGATCTCCTAATTGTCTTAGGTTATATAGATTATTGTAATTAGTAGTCATCTCCTTATTCACTTGGCCCGTAATAACAATCATAGGAATAGAATCTACCCAAGCTCCTAATACTCCAGTAATTGCATTAGTTCCACCAGGACCACTAGTAACTATACAAGCTCCTAATTTATTATGCATTCTAGAATATCCTTCTGCTGCAATAGCTGCGGCTTGTTCGTGATGCGTAGCTATATAATTAACTCCCCCTATATTAGTTAAAGAGTCTACTAAGAATATACAACCACCACCTGAGACTGTGAATATTGTATCTACTTGATAGTTATCTTTAAGATATTTTATTACATAATCTGATAGACGCATAAATATTTTTTAATGCTAACTGTAATGTTTCTTCTAATTCTATAGGAACTATTTTAGGATCTTCATCTGTTAGTAGAGCCATATTTATAGTACCTGTATTTTTCTTATCGTGTTTTATAATAGAAATAAGATCATCAAAATTAAACCAATCTTCTTGTATTTTTTGATGTTTTATATATGGATAAATTAAATCAAATAATTCTAATTCTTTATTTAAACTTAAGAGTCCTAAAAAATTAGATACTTTATTTGCTATTAATATACCGAATAGGACTGCTGTTCCATGAGGAATATTATAATTAGAAGTAGACTCTAAAGCATGACCAAATGTATGACCAAAGTTTAAAAACTTCCTTTCCTTTTTATCAAATTCATCTATTTGTATGATTGATGCCTTATATGAAAGTCCATCATATATTAAATCAATTAGATTAGTATTGTTCTCTATATTCTGTGTAGTATTTTTTAAGATGTTGAACTTGATCAGTTCTCCCATTCCACTTAAACGATCTTCATTAGTAAGAGTATTAATAAACTCAGGACATACTAAAATAGAATTAGGAGGATAGAATGTTCCTAGTATGTTCTTTACTGATTCAAAATTTATAGAAGTCTTTCCTCCTATACAACTATCACATTGAGACAATAGAGTGGTTGGAACTAAATCATATAGTATTCCTCTACAATAGGTTGAACAAACAAATCCAACTATATCTTGAAGTATTCCTCCTCCTATAGCAATAATCTTACCATTAGACTTTACTTTTCTTTTTATTAATTCTCTGAATATAGTTGTAGATCCGTCTAATGTTTTATTCTGTTCTGTACAATCAAATAAAATAGAGTCAGATGGAAGATAGTTCTTATATAATTCATAAACTTTAGCATCTACAATTACAACTTGATCTTGTATGTATAATTGTATATCAGAAACTTTATCATAAAACTTAACATCGTACTCTCCAAATCTAGATTTTATATTTAAGCTACGCATGAATAACCTCCATCAATTATTATGTTTTGTCCTGTTATATATGAATTCTTTGTAGCTAAGAAGTAAATTAAATCAGCCACATCATTTACAGTCCCTAATTTATTCAAAGGTATATTTCTCTCTAATTCTTTTATCTGATCTTCTGTATTATTCTGTCTTGTAAGATCAGTTAGAATAAAACCAGGTGACACTGTATTTGCTAATATACCAAATTTTCCATATTCCGATGTTATTGATCTTGCTAGTGATTCTAAAGCTGATTTACTTGCAGAGTAAGCGGCTCTTTTTTCTTTTGATATATTAGACCATATAGAACCTATGTTTACTATACTACCAAAATTTTGGCTAACCATATATGGTAAACATTGTTGGATTATTTTTAAAGGAGAATAATAATTTACTTTCATAACTAATTCTTGATCCATGTCCTCAATAGTATTTAGAGGATTGATACCAGCATTATTTATGACAATATCAAAATCTGTTCTATTTAATTTAAAATCTTTAGAGAGATCAATCTCGTTTCTATTAGGACCATATACATCATGACCATTAATATTAAATAAATCAACTATTTGTTTTCCTATTCCTTTTGATGAACCTGTTATTAATACCTTCATTATTTAAAATCTATAGACTGATTAATTCTATCTTGAATCATTTTAATTCTATTAATATCATAATTAGCATTCATGGTATAGTATTCATGTTTTGCCATTAACCATTCATATTCAAACATCTGTGCTTTTGATAATGCTCTTGATAGGTTTTTAAGTGTTATTGCTGGATCAAATATTGCATATCTAGTTTCAAATTTATCTAATAATCTTTCTGAATTCAACTTTTTAAGAAAGTCTAATGACTCTGTAGACACGGCACCGCCTAAACAAGCTTTCAATCCTTTTTCTTTTACTTTCATAAATACTGTTTTTGTCATTTCAAAAACCTCGTTACTATTTACATAAGATCTATCTTTTCCCATAGAAGAAACTAAATCAACTCTACCTACTGTAATAGCGTACAAGCTATCTGCCTCTTTCATAGATAGAATAGAATCTATATTTTCTACTGCTTGTTTTGTTTCTATATTAATAAAAAGTTGTAATGATGATATAATATCTTGAGGAAGAGTTTTATTAATAGAATCTACAAACTTCTTTAATGCAAATCCTGATTCTACCATAGGTGCAACAACTCCTTTAACTCCTATAATCGATAAGTCTTTCATGTCTCTTATAGCTTCAGGACCGCCTATCTTAAGATTCAATTTTACTTTAGATTGATTACAAACTTCTTTTAATCTAATAGTCTCATTAAAGGTAGCACCTTCATCTTCAAAACTGGTTTTGATTCCTATTAAACCTTCATTCTCTACAAGATCTGTTAATATCTTGGAACATTTAAACTCTCTAGTATTCATAAACTTATTTTTTTTCTAAAACGGTTAAATAATTCAAATTATTCTTATCCAAATATAATTCTTTTATTGTAAAATTAGATTCTATTTCGTCTAGTAAAGTTTTATCTATATATTCAGTGGGAATTTTATTGGTTAAACTAAAAAATAGCATGTTTATTAATATATTAGAGTTATCGTATCCCCAGTATCCTTTACTTGTTTTTGGATTTTGTATATCTTCCATAAAATAAATTCCGCCTGATTTTAATAACTTTATAGATCTATATAGCGTATACATCATATGATGTGGATAGTGACTTCCGTCTTCAATTATAAAATCAAGAGAGTTACTAGGAATGGTTTTTTCTATTTCATCCCAGTCATTACTACTATTCTGATCTGCATATATAAAATTAACTCCTACGCTATTTATATACTCTATTTCTTTAGATCTATTCTCTAACTTATCTCCCCAAAAATTATCAACAGCATACAAATCTGCATTTTTAAAATAAGATGCCCACATTTTTGGAGATGCAAAAGGACATCTATGATCGCAAACTCCAACTTCCAATAAACTTACTTCTTCATTCCTATATTTTTGCATATAGCGTTCATAGACCGTGGTATATCCCCAGGTATCTAAATACTTAAATTCGTTTTCTGATTGTGCGGACCAATTGCCCCATGACAATTGCATTTTATCTGCTGTACCTTTATCAGTTTCAAATTCATTCGCTAATTCAGAAAGATTTTTATCTGGATTAAATAGGTCTGTTTTTTTGTTTTTTTGAAAAAAAATCATATGTATTTATTTTTTATGTATAATTGCTGTTCTATATGCATTTTGAATATCTTGATGTATTTCTATTTTACTTATATTTTTATTTAGATAATCAAGTTCTTCAGGAAATATAAACTCACAAGATACTGTATCTTTATTTTGAAGAGCTTTAATTATCTTTATAGTTTCATCATTTCTTTGGCAGCAAGCATGAACTCCTTCTTCAGTAATATCTTCTAATATATAATAACCTCCTGATTTAACATACTTAAATAAGTAGGCTAAGGATATCATTTGGTGATTATGTATATGTGAACCGTCTTCTAATATAAAGTCAAATTGTTTTGATCCAAATTCTTTATACATAGTTTCAAGATCTGGTCTACTGCTTTGATCTCCTTTATAGAATTTTACTCTGTCTCCTAACTCTCCTTCTAAATGTTTCATATCTACAATATCAAATGTATATATAGAAGCATTTTGAAAGTACTCATGCCACATTCTTACTGATTGTCCTCCTTTTGTATATTCCATGCAAATTCCAACTTCTAAAAGTCTAATAGGTTTGTCTCTCCATTTAGATAGATAATTTTCATATATTGGAGCATATCCATGAACCGTGTTATGTTCATATCTAGTTCCCTTATCTGTATTGTGTTTATTAGCTAGTTCATCTAAAGTTACCATATAAATTTATTTCTATAATAATTAATTATTTTTAAAATTTGTTCATCAAACTTCATAGTAGGTTTCCAACCTAGACTTTTTAATTTAGAATCATTTAATGCGTATCTAATATCCTGTCCTATTCTAGAATACGATAGGTCTAAATATTTTTCTATATCAGCATCTTTATTATAATTATAGATAATTTTTTTAACTGTTTCATAATTAGATTGTTCAAATCCTCCAGCTATATTATAAATTTCATTCTGTACACCCGACTCTATGATTGTAATAATTGCATTTGCTGTGTCTTGTGCATGAAGCCAATTTCTTATTGGAGTTCCATTGTTATGCAAAGATATCTTTTTTCCTAAATGCAACATCTTACAAGATTTTGGAATCAACTTCTCTACATACTGTCCTATTCCATAATTATTGGTTGGTCTTACTATTATATATGGAAGATTGTATGTTCTAGCCCAAGCTAATACTAACATATCTCCAGCAGCTTTAGTTGCTGAATATGGATTAGACGGTTTTAATAAATCCTCCTCTGTATGTGCACCTTCATCTATATCTCCATAAACTTCGTCTGTTGAAAAGTGGAGTAAGATTGGTTTTCTATTAGATTCTAATCTATAATTCTTTATTAGTTCTAATATATTATGAACGCCATCTATATTTGAATGTATAAACTCATCGCTACTTACTATAGAATTCCCAACATGGGTTTCTGCTGCAGTGTTTATGACATAATCACATTCATAAAGAAACTTCATGTCGTTAATATCTATTTTCTCAAAAGAAAATCTATCTGGATACTTTTTTGTGAATTCAAATAGGAGATCTTCATTGGATGCATAAGTACACTTATCAATACCTCTTACATACCAACCTTTTTCTAAACACGCTCTAGTTACATAAGACCCTATAAAACCAAAGCAACCTGTTACATATACTACTTTCATCTTTATTTTTTATAATGTTTAACTAATTTTTTAATAATTTCCTCAACAGGATATTTTATTTCAAAACCATAAGATTTTAATTTAGTAATATCTAAATATGAATCTTTTACTTGTACTACATCATGAAAATGTGGTGGTTGTATAATATTAATTTTAGAATTAGAATTAGATAGATCTTGTGCTAAATAAATAAGATCTCTCAATAAAGTTCTTTTCCCACTACCTATGTTAATAATTTCATTAACAGGAGCTTTATTAATACAATGCATTATAGCATCACATACATCATCAACGTATATATAATCTCTAACAGCATTTCCTCCATCATATAAAAATATTTCTTCATTTTCACATAAGCATTTAACCATATGTTGTAAAGCATTTTTCTTTCTGGATATCTTACCATCGCCTTCACCTAATACATTTGCTAATCTAAATATTCTATACTTAATTCCAAAAGTTTCACAAAAACTAATTAACATTTGCTCCGCAGCTCTTTTAGTTATAGAATAAAATCCAGTAGGATTACATACAGAATATTTTTCATTGAAAGGAAGAATATCATTTTTACCATATACAAACCATGAACTTACAAAATTAAATACTAAATCTTTATCATCTCTATTTATTCTTTCTAGTACGGACATTAATACATTTAAATTTGTATTAATATCTAAATGGAGATCTTTATGAATGTTATAATTATCGACCGTACTTATAAAATATAAAATCTGATTCGTTTTTGGTGTATAGTTTTCTCTCTCTTGAATAATACAGAGGTCATCATACATTTGACTAAATCTATTTCCTATAAATCCAGATCCTCCAAATACATTAATCTTGTTCATCTAGTATAACTTTTTCAAATTTAGCTACATTGTGTTTATTTCTTTTTACAAACATCTCATAAGGATATTGTTGAAAATCGTCTAGTACTTTTTTAATCGGTACTGGAGACATTCCATAAATACCTAACGGATCTTGTTTATATTTTAAACCTGCGAATTCTCTATTGAATCTTGGTTTATTATCTATATGAGTTTCTATATTTTCATTTCTCAATTCATAAGATGCTTTATTATAAAGCCCTTGTATTTGTATGTCTGGCATTCTACTACCATATATTTCAATATGCCTATGAACTATATCTCCATCTTCCTCACCAAATCCTATAAGTCTTTCATCAAAATATCCTAATGTATGCAATCTAGTTTTACTTAATACAAAATGAGAAAATTGATTATTAATAGTAAAAAACTCTGATTGGGTTTTATTAATATACTCTAAAATGATATCTAATGAATTAGGATTTTCATATACTACATCATCACAAATATAAAATATGTATTCTGTTTTACTAAATATAGCTATTGTATTCCATAGTTTACATAAGCTTTTAAATTCAGGACATATAATAGGATACACAGACTCATATTTAGCTGATAGATCTAGCATTGATTTTCTATATTCTTCAGACATTAACTCTTCATTATTTCCATTTACTGCTAAGATAATATCTACTGATGGATCTATATGGGATCTTATTTGTGAAATTAAAGATTTTACAAGTTCCTCTCTCTGCTTAAATGTCACTATTCCTATAGATATATCTTTTTTATTCATCAAATTTATTTTTATATTTAAAAAAATATGGTGAGTTTAAATATTCTTTATTTATGTTTATGTCATCATCATATAATAATAGCCAAGTTCTTTCCATAAAGTACGCTATAAAAGTATTTCCTTCCCAATCAAGGTATTCAAATAAATCCATCCAAAATTTTTTTGGTTTAGATTGTATATTTTTTTTACACACACAATATTGAGCTCCAGATGGGAAATTTATACCATTAAATTTATAATCTAACATACCCTCAACAAAAATATCCGTGCCTTCTTTTGGAGGAATATAAATATAATGATCAGTTAAAGGTTTATATCCTATATAAGTTCCTAATTTAGGTAAAGAAGTTTTTTCATATGATTTATTATTTATAAATTCTAACATATTTTTATAGTGATCAAAAGGATTTCCTTGAGAAAATATAGTGTACTCACTTAATTGATCATAAAATTCAGATATATAATAACAAAAAGAATTATCACAAACTCCTACATTTTTTATAGTTATACATTTAGCTTTATGATGACTTTCATGAATTCCTTTATTTATAATTACTATATCAATATCTTTGTTGGTTATATTATCTAACCACGAAAGATCTTCTTTATAAGCTGCTATAACTAAAGTTGCCTTATTATTCATCTAGCACTACTTTTTTAAATTTAGATATATTATTTATTAAATCCAGTTTTATCTTTATGAAATCCCTGATTTATATCTGAGAACAGGTTTCTATTTTGTGCACATATACCAGGAAAAATTTTATAAATGTTATGTCCTAATTCAAATAATCTATGAATGGTTCCATCTCCCCAATACTGTGCTCCATCTAAAATATATAACCAATCTAAATAAACTTTTTTATTCACTGCAATACCATGGGATCCTGCACAGTCTCTCCAATCAGAAACTTTTTTATAAGTATAATCTTTACTACTACTAATTACAGGTTCTACATTTCCAAATATTATAACATCCCAATTATCAGGAAGATTATCTTTTATACTATTAAAATTATTTTCATTTTCAAAATTTAAAAAATAGCAATCATCATCAAAAATCATAAAACTATTAGAATTATAATAATTTATTTCATTTAATAATATTACAAAAGTTGATATTTGATTACCTACAAAACCAGCTGATGATGGATATCCTATATTAAATGTGCCGTGATTTATAATCAGGCTTTGATTTGTGAACTTTTTTCCATCATATGCAGGAAATATATCATAGTTCATTTTTATTTGATCAAAACTATTCTTTACAAAAGAAAGTCGTTCATTTGATCCAGGAACATTTTTTATGCGGGCATTTCCAAATACATCATTTAAAGTTCCACCTAAAGTTTTTATGTTCATTTTTAAAAATATTTTTGAAACAACCTTTGTTTTTCTTCTTGAACTTTATCTTCCTGTTTTTTACTTACCGTATTTTGATGATCTAAATAAATGCACAATACTTCTGGTAATAACTTAAACTTTGCTTCTGCTTTTGCAAATCTAATCCACATCTCCCAATCTCCTATAGTATTAAAATTTTTAAAATCAAAATATCCTACTTTATTATGTAAAGCTTTTTTCCACATTGGATCTGGTCCTGCCATGCAAGCCGATAAAACTTTATCATGATAATCATCAGGATATTGAATATATCCTTTTTCTAACCAATTATCACTATAAAAGTTTATAGTATCATCATTTACTGCTGTATAATAATTGTATACTAAATCTATATTATTTCTACTTAATAGATCATATTTTATTTTTGTATTAATTGGATGTCTTATATCATCTACATTCCAATTAGTAACATATTCTGTTGTTGAATTTTGTATACCTATATTCCAAGCATTGTAGACTCCTAAACTTTTATCTTCTTTTATAAGAATAAAATTGTCATGTTTTTTAAACTGTTCAAAAAAAGGATGCCATTCTGAATAAACTATTATATGTTCTGTTTGTAGAAACATATGCTGATCTAAGACGCTTTCTAAGTATCTAGAAAAATACTTTGAGTAAATTTCATTATTGCCTATAGCTGTTATAACAGATATCTTATAGGGATTTTTAAATTCTTCTTCTTTTATATCTACAATATTTAAATTCCAATCTCCTAAATTTGGAATATTATATTTTTTAGTATTCTCTTTTATGTAAGACAATCTATAATTTTTATGAGTAGATGTCTTTTCAAATATAAAAGGATTTATTTTAAGTGTATTATATGTATACTCTTCTTCCCAATTAAAATTATTTACAGATTGATCATATGCTTCATTACCAACAGTTTTTACATTATAAACTTTATTGTTTACGTAATCAAATACTTTCCAATAATACTGTTTTATTGCTGCATATAGTTTATCAACCCACGCTAAATGAACTATGTACAAATGATCAGGATTTAAGGTCTTGATATTGATCTGTGGTAAATGATGGGAATGGGATTGTGCGTATTCAAAATTGTATTGCTTTCTATAAATGCCAATTCTATCTTTAAAATTATTTTTCCAAGGGCCATCTACTCTTATTGTATTAACAGAAGTATACTGCTTCCATTGAAGATACATAGTAGAATCATCAGATTCATTTAAAATATTTTCTAAGTCTTGTTTAGATATATTTCCATCTAAATATTCATCACCATCTAAACAGATTATTTTGTCTGAATACTTGAGTCCTTCATTAAAAAGTCTTTGTCTTATATCTGTTTCTACTTTTAATTTTTCTGAATTTTGATTTTCTATTATACTTAAAATATTGTATTTGTCCTTTACAGAAAGTAAATATTCTTTAGTCTCATCTGTATTTGAATCAAGACAAAAAACAAATCCATCTGCATATTTAGTCCAAACAGGCAGCAACTCTTTTATTAAAGGCAGTTCATTTCTTACTAATGATACTTGAACTATCATAATTTATTTAATATTTGATTCATATCACTTTTCCACTTATCTAAAGAATAGTGTTCATGATAATTCTGTTTAGCTTCCTTACTACACTTATCATAGAAATTTTTATTGTCTCTTAAAGATATTGCTAATTGTCTAGCATAATTAATATCTGAAACATCTACTGATAAATCTGGGTGGCATATATTTTGAGTATCAACTTCAGCATTTCCAATACAAGGAATTCCAAAATACGCACAGTTTAAACTAAAAGTACCTGCTGCAACTGTAGGCATAAGATGGACTGCATACTTAAAACTAGATAGTGCTTTCATCCAATCAGTCCAAAATAATCTTGGTAAATGTTTTATTCCATCTACCATCTCTTCCCCAATTCTTTTAGCATGAGATTCTTGAGCCCATATTTCTGTATCAAAATTATTTGCTATAATATAACTTTCAAAACCTCCATACCATCTTGCAAAGTTTCCACCAATTATAGTTTTATTATCTTTAATTGGATTTATATCTTTAACAAGATCATTTATCATTAAAGTTCGAATAGTATTTATTTCTTTATTAGGAAACAATCCCTTATAATAATTAATATCAGATAAATTATGACAAAATATAGAATCACAAGAGCTTATCATATTATAGTAGTAGATCTGATCTGGTATTTCATAATCATTCCATAACCAATGGGGTCCTTCTTGTATAAAATGAACTTTTTTATTTGATTGTTTTAATCTACCTATAAGATCTATTCTTAGTAGGGGAGATATTGGATTTTGTTTATCTATTAATTTTCCTCCTACCGCATTTAAATATACTTCCCCTTTTGGAAAAATAATGAATACATGATCATAATCTTTTATATCTTGAAACTTAGTTATGTTAAAATGATCTGCATTCAGAATATGCATCCAAGCAAACTCAGTTCTCATGTTAGGATAGTTGTCAGGTACCTTACCATGTAAAGGAAGTTCTGTAACAAAAGCTATTTTCATTTTCTAATATTTGAATAGGTCATTAATTTTTTAATTAGAATACTTTATTTAGCTCAAACTTCCAATATTCAATCATTTCATCTAGCATAGTTTCAAAAGTGTACTTAAATTGCCATCCTGTTGATTTAATTAATTTAGTAGCATCTCCTTTTAAATCATTAAGTTCTTCAGGTCTTAAATATTTTTCATCTATTTTTACATAATCTTGATAGTTCAATCCTAAATAAGTAAAAACATATTCACACAAATCTTTAACTGAATGAGAAATTCCTGTAGCGCAAACAAAATCATCTGGTTGTTCTAGTTGTAATATTCTCCACATTGCTTCAACATAATCTTTTGCATGGCCCCAATCTCTTGTTGCTTCTAAATTACCTAATTTTAATTCATTAGATTGTCCATAATATATTCTAACAGCTTCTTTTACTACTTTATTTGTAACAAAATTAGTACCGCGCCTTGGAGATTCGTGGTTAAATAGAATTCCATTTGATACAAATAAATTATATGACTTCCTATAGTTTTTAGTGATATTGTATCCAAATAATTTAGCACATCCATAAGGAGATACTGGGTGCATTGGTGTAGATTCTCTTTGAAAACCATCTTGATCAATAGAATTACCAAACATTTCTGAAGATGATGCTTGATATACTTTAGCAGAAGGTAGAACTTCTTTAACTACTTCCATTAAATTTAATACTCCAATACCAGTAGCGTTAGCTGTATAAATAGGTTGATCAAATGATATTCTTACATGGGATTGAGCAGCTAAATTATAAATTTCATCTGGATTTATTTTATTCATTACTCTATACAGAGATGATATGTCAGTCATATCTGCATATTCTAGATTATTTTTTATTTTAGAATATATTGTATTAAGTCTTGATGTTTGGTTTTCAGAAACAGAATTACGTTTTAATATTCCATATACATCATATCCTTTTTCTAAAAGAAATTCTGTTAGATATGCACCATCTTGTCCATTAATACCGGTAATTAATGCTTTTTTATTACTCATAATTGATTAATAAATTTATCAAGGATAGTTTCTATATAATCAGTTTTTTCTTTATTGATTACTGGAGATGTTCCTAAAAAGAATGTATCAGTAGTAACCTTTCTTGCAATAGGAAACTTCTCAACAACTTCTTTTGGATCCATAAGTCCTTCATAAGCTGGTTGTAACATAATATTGCCAGCAAAGTAAGGTCTTGTTTGAACTTTATTTGCTTCAAAAAATTGACAAATATCAGATCTTTTAAATGGTATATTGTCCTTTAATGTTACTGGGAATGCAAACCAATCTACATCAGCTCCTTGTTGTGCTTCATGTAAATGGAAATACTGCTCATACTTTTTAAAGGCATTAAATAGATTCTTATAGTTTTCTCTTCTTTTAATTCCTATCTCTTCTAACTTTTCCATTTGTACTAATCCAATTGATGCCTGAAGCTCAATAGGTTTTAAATTATAACCTATCTCTTCATAAACATATTTGTGATCAAACAAATCATTTGGTAGCGATAGTAGCCATGTATTGAAGCGACAACCGCAAGATCCCTTCTCTAATAGGTTTTGTTTACCTATACAATAACAACCACGTCCCCATTCTCTAAAGCTACGTATAATCCTTTCAGTGTTCTCATCTTTACATGCAACAAATCCGCCTTCAGCCATTGTCATATGATGTGCTGGATAGAATGAACAACTTGCTAATTCACCAAAGGATCCTAAAGGCTTACCTTCGTAGTATGATCCTAATGCATCACAGCAGTCTTCTAATAAGATTAGTTTATACTTCTCAACAATCTCCATCAATCTATTCATATTAGGAGGGTTGCCAAGCACGTGTGCAAATGTAATAATCTTTGCGTCAGGATTATTTATACATGCTTGTTCTACTTGATCAAGATCTAGATTAAGAGTTTGTAGTTCGATGTCAACAAAGATAGGTGTAAATCCTACTTGTAGTATAGGATTAATAGTAGTAGGAAAACCAGCAATAGGAGTAATTACTTTTGTGCCTTTAGGTAAGTTACGGCCTCTTTTAGAAGTCATAGCTAACATCATTAATAAGTTTGCACTAGATCCTGAATTAGCTAATAGTCCATATTGTTTACCAAACTTTTTAGGAAACTTTGTCTCAAACTTATTTGCATCAGCTCCTAATACCAACCACTCAGTCAATAAACTTTTAACAGCGGCTACATATTCTTTAGAATCAAAATAAGGTCCTGCGTATTGAACCCAATCTTTTCCTGCTTCCCATTTCTTCTCTGCATGTTTTTCTTTAATATACTTTTCTACTAGCTCTAATATCTCTTTCATAACTATATTGTTTCGTATAAAGCGTTTTGTTTTTCTTGTCTTAATATATCTTTAGGATGAAATAAACAATATTCTTCTGATTGTGGTAGTACTGAATACTCTTGAAAACCATCTAGTCTTTCATGTACTTTATTTATCCACTTGATATTATTCTTATTCCTCCATATCCTCCATTGATAATCTGGGAAATTAACCCAACCTTTATCATCAACTTTCCATCCCCATTTTTGAATATGCTGCTCAGTTAATTCTGATACCGTATTTATCCTAGGTACTAAAAATACATCAATTGTTTGATTGTATTCTAATATATCTGCCAAGTTAGCAATTAAATATGGATGGGGATATTCATCTGCATCTATTTGAAAGATATAGTCTTTAGTACAATGCTTACTAAGGTTATTTTTAAATGACGCGAAGTCTTTATTAAGAGGGAACTCTATATAGTTTTTGGCAATGGTCCTAACTTTTTGAGTCGCATTAGAGTCTAATTGGATCACGATTTCATCTTCTTGACGTATATTATTACGTAGAACTTCTAATAGCAAGGATAGTTCTCTATGCTCGTTACATGCGGTTATAGCATAACTAATTGATGGCATAACATTTATTTTACATCAAAGAAGCCAATATAATCACAGGCTTCAAAATAATCTTTACCAAAACTTTTTAGTGTCTTAGAATCTGACTTATACTTCTTTCCTTTAAATTTAGGAAGTTCTTTATCTTCTTTAGTAAGCTTTATACTTTTTATAGAACTCCACTCCCATTCATCTTTTGAAGCACCGTTAGCAAATACAGTTCCTTTACCTTCTATGTTAATTACATTAGGATACCAAACTCTACCTTCTTCATCAGTTTGTTTAATATCTCTGTAAAGTTCAGGAAGCTCATTCTCGTATTCTTCAAAGTTAAATTCACTTTCACGCATTAAATCATTTGTTTGAAAACCACAAGATAGACAAACGTAAGCTTTGTGAAATTCATTTACAGGCTGGGTGTAACAAGATTCAGGAGCTTTACATTTTGGGCAAGTTATTAAATTATCAGTCATTGAGTTGATGTTTAGTAGTATAAGTTACATTAGTGTTGTTAGGTAAATTAGTTGCTGTTGAATTACTAATCCCAGTATTTAAAACTCCAGTACTACCTGATATTAACCAACTTGGCGGTGTTCCATTAGGCGTAAAAAGATTAGTACCTGGTTTATTATACCAATCGTCTATTTCTACATCTATACCTGGATTGTCATTATAATCTTGTACTTCATTCAATACTTCTTTAATACGATCCCATTGTTTTGGTGTAGGAGTAAAATCATTACACGCTTCTGTAAAACCTTTAAGCCATACTATAAATTCACTTGATGTCATTAGTCTACTTTTTTGAGTTTAGGAAGTTCTATCTTCTTTAATTGAGGAAGTTGAATAGGAGTTTGTTTTGGAATTCTATCTAAGTAAGTAGCAAGTAAATTTTTCATTTCATCAAAACAAAATTTAGTTCTTGATATGTGAGATTGTCTTTTTGCAGTCTCTTCATAGTTAGAATACTTTTCATATACCTTTTTTAAATATGTACTTGCTTGATTGATATCAGGACTAAACCACATAGATTCTGCTAATATCATATTTTGTACTTGTGCCGATGGATGAACGTTCTTTAACTCTCCACCAACTAAACAACAGAACTCTTGATCAAGAAAATCTACATGTCCAGACCAACCAGATACTATGATTGGTTTTTTACTAAGTGTAAACTCTAATAATGGCCTACCAAATCCTTCACCTTTAGTTAGGTTGAACATCGCTTTAACTTTAGGATGATTGTAAAGATTATTAATGTCTCTGTCATCTAATTCACCATGAAGTAAATAAACACTAGGTAAATCCCCATCAACCATACTTCTAATAGAATCAATTTTTTTAAGCATATCATCACGGTCCATTACGCTAGATCCAGCTCCAGATGTTTTCATTATTAATGCTGGCTTATTTTTCTTATCTTTAAATGTTTCAAAGAATGTTTTTAACATCAAGCTAGTATTCTTTCTATCTTCACCTAATTCTCCTTGAAGCCAATGTCCTACATATAGAAAACAAAACTCTTCTTTAATCTCATCTAGTTCAAGTACTACATCTGTTTCTTCAAGATCTTCATCTTCAATATGAAAGTACTTATTTAAATCTATTCCTTCAAATAAAACTTCAACAGGCTTTTCAAGTTTAACTACTCCAAGAATTTGATTTTGTTGATCTCTCTTTTCAAATGTAGATTGTTGAAATACTTTTTTAGAATGTTCTGAGGATACTAGAGTTACGTTCATTCTATTAACTCCCTCTATCCAACTAGGATCACAAATTGTGGTTTCAATACCGGCAGTCAAACCTATATTGTATTTTCCAATAGGTTGGAATTCATTAGGTACAGTAATTTGAATCCAAACATCAGGTTGTCTTGGTAATTGGGGAACTTGTAGTACTAGAGGTTCTAACCAACTATATTCTTCTTTATTATCTTTAATATATCCCCAAGGAGTAACTCCCCAACGTTGAGATATGATTTTAATTTCATACTCATCTTTTTTTAATTCATATAAAGCTTTAACAAAATCTCTAGATCTAGCACCATAACCTGAATATGTGTCGATAGGACAACTAATTACGCACAACTGTTTCATATTAATAAACTAAAGGGTGTACAATTTTTTTTCTTTCTAATTTTTCTGTCTTAATTAATTCAAACTGCTTTTTAGGTTTGAATGTATCAATGCTTTGATTAATAGTAGATATAACATTATCGCACATGTGAGCTGCGCTCATCATAGACTCATCAGATAATACCCATTCTCTAGCTGCCATACCTTTTCGGCTTCTTTCTTCCGGTGATAAGTTATAGCATTCTTCTATTGCTTTAGCAACATCTCTAAAATCACATCTATCATCATAAATGTATGGAGTCGGTATAGATCCTACGATACTGATATTAGTAGGGAATACAGGCAATGCCCACTCTCCATGCTTTTTATATTTACCAAAATGATTTGAACAGAATTTATCATCAAAATCAATCCACTTACCATTTTCATCTTCAAATCTCATTTGATCTTGCATACCGCCAGTAACATTGGCAATAATCATTTTGCCTGCCATCATAGATTCTGTTAGGGAAAGTCCCCAACCTTCATTAGATGATACTAATGCAGTTACATCAGACATATTGTAAAGTAAATTTACTTCCTCTGCATTAATTCTTGCATCTGAGAAATATACTTTTTGATATTCTGGATCACAGATTAATTCTACAACCGCATTTAAGTCTGTTCCATTTTCATCAGCTCTTTGAGTATGCATTAGTAATGCGCATTTGCTAGCTTTTTCTTTTCCTATTTTATCACAGAATACAGCATACGACGCAATCAAATCGGAAGTACACTTCCTTCTAATATTTCTGGCATTATAGAATACAACAAACTCAGGATTGAAATTACCAAATATTTCTTTCTTCTTTTTTTCTAGAGCCTCATTTTGAGGTTGCATAAATTCAGTAATAGGATAGAATATTTTTTCATTAATTCCATGAGGAACATATTTAAGAATTTTTCCTTTTACATTTTCTCCTAAAACCATTTTATTGATATTAAGAGTTTGTTTAGAAATAGCCATTAATGTATCACAAGAATCATAGAACGATTTATTATACAATGGAGCAGGAAGATCATCCCAGATATTTAAGTATACCATAGGAATCTTTTTTCTAATTTCACTTTCCATTTGAAATAACCAAACCCAGTATCTAGGATCTGTAAAGAACATAATAGCATCAGGATTTTCTACTTCTATTAACTGCCTAATCAATTCAGGACTTCCATATCCATTAGTAGGATAGATAAAAACTGATGAGTCATTTATACCCATAAGTTTATTGGTATCTGCTGATATATCTAACTTCTTACCTTGATCAGGATGATTAATTGCACCACCTACATTTACCCAATTAAATACATGTGAACTTCCTACAACTATTTCTCTAGCCATTGTAGAAATACCGCTTGTCATTCTAATATCATCACAAAGAAAAAGAATCTTTTTTCTTTCTGATTGAGGGATATAACCATTTATCATGTGTAACTTATTTTATTGCTTCAATTAAAGTTGATCCTGTGTAATGTGTATTATATTGTTCGTGAATACTTTGTCTAAATTCTGAATCTGTAAGATACATAAACATAGCCCTTTCAACTATATCTTGTAAATTTATTTTGGTTTTAACAGATGTTACTTTAAAGTCTTCGTATAGAGTTTCAGGTATTTTTACTGACGTTATAACTCTTTTTGATTTACTTACCATATATTCTTTTATAATAAATATACTAGAATATACAAATAAATATGTAAATAAAAAAATATTTTTATGGAGTTTTATTGCACAAGTCAGGCTTATTTGTATAAGGACAGAACTTACAACTACTAATATTCTTTGAGTATGATCTTTCCTTATTATGTTTAGCATTAGGATTAAAACATTCCCTTATAAATTTAGAGAAGTCTTCAAATGCATCTTGCACTTTTTTCTTTCCATTAGCCGGTATAAACTCTTGAACTCTATATGTTGGATAGTCGGGATTAACAAATACTTTTCTTTTTACTATAAAGAATTTAACATCGATCTTTTCTTCTGGCACATTCATTGCCTTGGAATAAAACCTTTTATATAGAAGTATCTGATTGATCTTAGTCTGGTCTTTCTTTTCATAATCAGACCATCCTTTAGTTGATGTCTTTATATCATAGATAGTATACTTATCTACAGCTTTTTCATATATTATAAAGTCTATAGATCCATTCATAAGAACTCCAGGAATATCATCTATTACTGGAAGTAAGATAGGAATTTCTATACCAACTAAATCAGATGTTTTTCTAGAAAAGTATTTAGATCTATTCTTTTTAAACCATTCTAAAGTAGCTTGACCATCTGCTAAGAATTCTTTTAACTCATCTTTATTGCTAAAGTGTTCATTCTTATTGTCTACTAAACTCTGTTTATAATTCTCTATAAGTCTGTCTTCAAGAATCTTATCTAGATCAAGTTCATCTGCAGCTTTACCAGACTTTTCATACATGAGTTTGAGATACTCTTGTATAGTTTCATGCATTGCAGTACCGTATACTAAATAGATAGACGGTTTAAATGAGCTCTCTTTCTTTATATAAGTTAAATACCATTGGTATTCACATTGCTTATAAATAGAATATTGAGAATATGATACAGGAGTTTGAGTAGCCCAATTGATGTTTAAATTAGGTTTAGGCATTATTTCTTTTTACCTGTAATAATAGATTTGATTTTCTGAAGGTATAGAATAGCATCCATATGCTCTTCAATTGCAGCTTCTATCCACTGTTCTAATGACCAATCTTCACGATCTAAGGTAACTCCATATTTTTCTTTACCTACTCTAGAACGATCTATAAACTTATCTACTATTGAATCTACAATAGAATCAGTTTTAATTACTATTCTACTATTAGAATCATTATACGTTGTTATTGTTCCGTATATATCCTTATTCTTGCTCATTAGTTAATTCTTTAGGGTAAAAGTCTTTGTTAACATGTCCACATTTTGTACATACAAATGTTGCAATAGGAATGACTCCATCTTGCATTTCACCTGTCAAAAACTTACTGACCCTACGAAGCATAAGAGCTTCTTGAAATGTTGTATTAGAACACTCTTCGCATACTACTGATGTAGTCTTTTTTAAGTCTATGTTGACTTTCATTCTTTGATCCTGCATATTATTTATTTTTAAATAAGTCTCTAAGTTTTTTTGCTGGTATTATCGTGTTATAATTATCATCTATTAATGGAGCCCTCCATACTTCATAAGCAATCCATAATATAGCTACTATAAATAATACTAAAATCATAATTTATATTTTTTTAGAGCTCCAATAAATTTCTCTTACTTTACCTCCTAATTCTTGATCATTAGGTGTTGAATAAATTAATTCCTCACTAATAGTGATTAGTCTTCTACTACGTTCTTGGCTACACATATGTGGTTGATAGCATCCTTGACCAGCACCTTCAACATATCCTATTCTAGTATCAATGTGATCATTAAATCTGTATGGTGTATCTTTACCACACATTACGCATTTGTCAATTGGGTTGTTTTGCATAACTATTATTTTAGTACCTGAAGTGGGACTTGAACCCACACGAGCTTTTTCTGCTCACAAGATTTTAAGTCTTGCGCGTATACCGATTTCGCCATCCAGGTTTAAAAAGCTGTCAGGGGAGGAGTCGAACCTCCATGCTGCAATTCAGTATTAGACAAAATAGCCGGCTTTGTGGTCAATCCATATCTAAACACCTATCTTGTTTTTCAGCGCCCACGAGACGAGTGGGTGTGTATGCCGTGTAGCTACTCTTTCACCACCTGACAATGATTAATAAATTCTATCTTGTTTTTCTTGTTTATACTCTTTATACTTTCTTACCCAAGTAAAGCTAACATCTACTGCCATCAATACTGGTGCCATAACTAATATGGCCAGTGTTTCTAATGCAGGAGACGCATACAATGGATCATCATTTTTACTATAGCTTTTATACATTTTGTATATACAGTAAACTATGCTTATAATGTAAATAGTTAGTATCATAACGTTTTATTTATTCAAATATAAGAATATCTTTTGATATTGATATATTAGATCTTTAGAGTAATCTGCTATTTTAATCAATTTAGAAGATATTTATTCTTGCACCACAAGGTGCATATTGTTAACTTAAATTATTAAAAATGAAAAAAAATGAATTGTTAGGTCTTATCAGACACGCTCTTACTTTTGTTGGTGGTATCATCGTTGCAAAAGGTTTAATTGATGAGAACCTATTTCAAGAA